TTAAAACAGCTTGCGAAGATCTACGTCATACACAGCAAGCCATGCCTCACGCGGCCAGGACTTCACTGTTCCGTAGGTCTCGTCAGGAACATCCTTCGGTGACAATCCATTTGCAGCGCACCATTTCTTCATGGGCCAATGGCCTACAAGTTTTCCAGTAGCTCTGTGGACAGCCTTTATAGTGGCGTGCTTCCTGCTCTCACCAAGCTTTTCAGCTAATGCGTTAGCCTTGCGCTTTTCAGCGGAAGCGGTAGCCATTGCTGTAGCCTCTCTCTTTTCAGAGATCCAAAGCTTCTCTTTCACAGCCCGGTCACGCTGCTCGGTGATGATGCGGTTTTCCTTAACTTTTACCAGCAGGTCTTCAAGCGCAGCTTCATAAGTAAGCGGGATACCAACCACTGGAGTTGGTCGGAAATACGAGTCTTCCAGACGCTCGAAGAAAGACCATGCTTCATCCGTGTCAACAATCTTAGACATACGTGCCGCGCCCTTCTCAGTCCAAAAAACAACGGAACGGGCTTTGCTCGAAATTTGTGCGTGACTGTTAGTCACTCGCAAATCCTTCAACTCCTGGCCTTTAATGGTGAAGATGTGAATGCCTTCAATGAAGCGACTAGCGTTGCGTGACAGGTTTTTCCGAATGTTAGCCTCGTCAGAGCCATAACCTGCGGCCAGTGTTTCTGTTGTAACAACTCGCAGTCTCTTCCATTCAATCACCGGCAACGGTTGGGGATCGACATTTCGCTCTTGAACTGCTAAATTTAATGACGTCATTAGTTGGATCCTTCTGACAAGTTTCAATGGAAGCCGGTAGCTCGTAACTATCGGCTTTTCTATTTTCATCACTGCAAAATTCCTTTCCCGTATGAGAAAACGTTTTTCCAGTTACTGTCCCCCCATGGTTGTTCCTTGATGTGATTAGTTTCCCGCTTGAGAATTTCGCGAGATTTATTTATCCCACGACTGTAATTAGTGCCAATTGAGCAGAAGCGCGGAGACAAACGATGATCTGCGACTACCAGTAACGGATGTACTTCACGGCATGCCTCATACATCACTGCAGCAGAACGCCATAGATATGCCAGGGTGCATAATTCATCGTCGGTAAACTGCTTGGCGATCGGTGAGTGCTGAATTTCGCGGTCCAATACATCAAGCACCCAACGGCGGAATTCTTTGGCCTTATTCGTGGTTGAAAACATCGCAATTAAGTGAGCGCCGCGAAGTGAGAAAACACGGACAGGGATATCGACCACGCCAGTCTTTCTAACGACACTCATTTTGAGGGTCGTTGACATATGTTCTGTAAATTCATCGTGATAACGACTGAATATTTGCGTAACTGCATCTGACTTCTTGTAACCGAGAGCCGCTGCTAACTCAGATGAAGTGAGCCATGTTTCACCCGCATGTTTAACTGGGTGGAAAGATGTCTGCTGGAAAGTTAACTCGTAATTCTGTACACTGTTCATGTCGATATTTCCTACGCGGTTATTTTCGATAGAGGCCCGGTTAGTGTTAGCGCACTTCTGGGCTTCGCTGTTTTTACTGGACATGCATCTTCCCTCTGAACTTCAAAGCCCATACCAAAGCCTGCACCAAAGCTGCGTTCTCAGATAACCCTTCCTCTTCAGCAATACGCTTAAATTCTTCCTTCAATTTCTGCGGGTAACGCAGGGTCGTTTTTGCTTCATTTTTTTCCACTTCTCACTCCTTTCTTTATGATGGCATTATGCCTTGAAAGCAGAATGCCATCATTGAATATAAATAGCAATATGCCATCATCTCTTTTTTTGAGGTGATGTTATGGCTGAAAAACAGGTTAAAGATTACGAAAAATTTGTTGTGCGCTTCCCTGATGGCATGCGCGATGTTGTGGCGGAAAGAGCAAAGCGTAATGGCAGGTCGATGAACTCAGAAATAATCGACATCATCTCCAATGCAGTATCTCAGCCAGCATTAGCGCAGGAAGGAATTGAGTTTTTGCTTAGTCTGGTAGATCCTAACGAGGTTGAAAAGCTGTCAGCGAATGAAAGAAAGCGGGCCAAGAATCTTCTTGTAGATGCAGCGGCCATTATGGCGCAACGACTGGAATCAGAAAGCAAAGATTTGAGAGTGCTCTTGTACTTGGCTTCAAAAGATAGCCCTCTTAATGAGAACAAAAAGCCCACCTGAGTGTGACGCAACTATTGAGATGTTAAAGAGCACCTACTGGCGTGATTAAAACGCCTGCAGGTGCTGAAAGATAGGGTTGATTATGCAGAAATTACCCCTCAGGTAATTTGAATAGATATGAACATCTGAGATAGCACAAAATGCAAATCCACCCGAGAGGGTCATCAAGGAGCAGGCATGAACGAGTCAAAATCAATTTTCATCATCATGTGGGTAGTAACATTCTTCCCGTGCTACCGGATGGCAAGGAAAGCCGGGTTTGGTTGGCCAATGGCGATCTTCCTTTCGATTCCTGTTATCCACTACATCACGCTTTACTTCTTCGCTTTCAAAAGGTGGCCCACCCTCCCTAATGCTTGACACTGAGCCTACCTGAGCGAGTTTTAAAAGTTAGATCACCGGGCATCTATCATCACCCAGCGCCCGGATGATGAAGTACGTTACACGACCAATCACTTCCACCTCTTCCAGCGCGCTCCCCTCTATCGCCTCGCCATCTTCAGATATCAGTGCTTTACCTGCCAGTTTTACAAACTGCACTTCACCATCAGCAAGAACGGCGAGTGTATCCCCCTGTCTCGCATTCAGCGACACGTCGATTACTGCGTATCCCTCTGACGTTTCCAGGATTCGACTATTCATCGATATCCCGCAGATCATATCGACCGTTAAGCGCCGCGAAAGATAATCAGCAGCCGGTGATGGAAATCCCATGTCATAGCCCTCCGTTCGGGTTATAGAGCATGAATAAACGTTCCTCACCTTCTGTCGGGGAAATGTCCTTGAACGTACTGATGCTGGCCTCTATCCAGGCATTTGCATCCCGCAAAGAGAAATCCCAGTTCACCTTCTTCAACTCACGCACAAAGTCAATGGTCCGTAGTGTCCTGCGTCCGCTGGGCTCAACAACTACAGCAGACCGGAATGCAGCCTCAATGTCATAACGACGTGGCATAGATCACCTCACCAAATACTGTTTATACATACAGTATCGATATATTTACCACTAAGATCAATAGCGACCACGTCGTTTCTATACAATCTACCGTTTCTGTTGAATATAAAGAGACAATGTGTTTTATATCGCATTGAAATCATAGTTATTTTTACATAACATGATAATATTATTCGTTGCATATATAAAAATCATCAAAACATACTTATACAATCAAGAATGCCATCAAATGTATTCACAAACGTAAACACCTGAACTCTGGATGTTGTTTTATCTGCACCATCAGGGAATCTGAATCTTGCTCCGGTAGAACCATTAAAGTTCTTTATAGTAACTCCTGATGGAACTCTAAGAACAATAGTTGACCCAACTGGAACCTCTGTAATACCAAATAACTGATTAGTGGCATTGGTTATATTAATGCGAATAACAGGCCCCTGATAAATCAGGGTTAATATGTTATCTGAGGATAGCGATTGTTCAGCAAAAACAGAACCTACTCCACCAGTATCTGAAAAATTGTTATCATAGTATGAGCTTTTTTGTGCAGCTATACTTTGCCCAACAGTAGCGCCTTTTATTCTGTTATTAGTAACAACAGTTTTTATTTGAGGCCTAATACCATAACCATTTGATACTGTAATTGTATTATTATCTATAATTGCATCATACCCGGTTCCTCCAACATAAATTGCAGAAGTGTTTGAACCAGATAATGCCTGAATTGTGTTGCTTGTAACGCGTGAGTTTTGTGTTGACTCAAGCGATATAGAAGCGTTTGAACCATTTATAATATTACATGAAACATCAAGGTATTTATGCCATGAGGCAGAAGATTCTGCGAGAACCCCCTGAGTTGCATAGGTTGTGCAATCGATATTATTATTTATAACCTTTACTCTCTCTGACGTTCTTAGGCGAATGGCAGCGCGAGACGTTTCTTTTATAATATTACTAGAAACAATGCAGTCGGTTCCGTCGCAAATAATACCATTAGAACCAGATAGGGATATGATGTTATTTGATATATCAAAACCAGTAACTGAACCGAAACCAATTCCAGCTGGTGAAAGTGTACCAAAGTTATTTGTACTTACACACACATTGCGAATTAAATTTCCTTTAACAACGTGCCTGTGCACATTCTGACCATATATACCAGAACCATGCGTGTATGGTGTAGCTGGAGTTGCGGTGTTGTAGTATGTTCCGTATATATCTTCAATTGTGTTATCAGTAATATTTACATTGTAAATAGACTCGCTGAGGCGATAGCTTATTATCCCATAGCTACTGCATTTGCGTATGTTATTGTTTGATATAGTTATATTAAATATTGGAGTCAACCCTGAAACGTTTTGAATCATTACACCGTGGCCAATGATTTCACATGTATTACCAAACACCAGGACATCACGGCTTGAGTCAGCAATAAAAATCCCGTTTGGAGACGCTACCGTTGAGGATGTCTGTAATTCAGATGGATCGAACGAACCATCCGTAGTAACAAGGCATCCTGTAACGTTGACATCACGACTGCCATCTGTTATCAGAACGCATGAGCCAATGCTTGAAATAGTAGATGATACCAGGTTTATCCTGACCTTTTGACTATTACTGACTAAGATGTTTGCAGCCATGTCAGCATCGCCAGGATTGGCTGTAAGTGACCTCTTTATACTAATGCCATCAATCTTAACATTCAGCGCGTTAATAACTTTAAGCACACTATCTGTCTGGTTTGTTGAATTAATTTCACCATTACCAAAAATAACAGTTCCACTCTCAAGCATTAGCGGTACTGTTATTAAATATTTCTGACTAATCCATACGGGGTATCCACTGGAGATTGCCTCAAGTAATGCGTTACTGTCATCACTTAACCCATCTCCATTAGCGCCATACTGCTCAGGAGTAACCCATACTAAAGCTTGTTGAACACTTCCTGACGTATTTAGCCCAATAGATCCTGCTCCATCTTTAGTTGCAAGATATGATCGCAGAGAAGAATCTCCAACAGAAATCCACGCACCAGTGCCAACACCTCCAGTGGATGATGGAGTGGAACCAGATGGAACATATTTCGGGAAAATTCCATCCCATCGGTAATACTCACCATTACCGTCTGGAAGTTTCCAATGTAGAGCTTGGTTAAGTTCAGTTAATGTCGAACCATCCTGAAATGAGTCAGTAAGTATCCACCCATAACCTTTAATAGCATCCTCATTCCTTTTTTCCATGCCATACCATGTAATCCTTTGAATGCCAAAACGGTCAGCCCATGTTTCATTTTCTCGATCATTAGATAGATGATCAAAGTTTTGAGCGTTATCATATAAATCTTTTGCAGCAGCAGACCCCAGCGTATTGCCGGTATTGTAAGTCGTCATATTGGCCTCATAAACGAAAACCCGCCTGAACGGGTTGTGATGATTTTTTTACGCTACATTGCCTGGGTATATGGCGTTGTCGTATTGATAGAAGGAGTCGCGATACTCTTTAGCTGTTACCTGACAGGTTCCGTCAGATTGTGGGGCAATTTCAGAAATAATGGCGTTATAGCCAACACGCGAGGAATCGCAGAAAATTAGTCGTGGTGGCTCGATAGCTGGATCGTTCAGGACGATATTTCCGAAGTCTGGCTGTTCTGGCACAGAGAGCTGATAATCCCCTGCCCGTGTAGCCACCAGCAACCCAGAGGTTGTCCCATCCTGATAACGGATGAGGGCACGCGGATTATCATAGCTCCAGTCTGGTGGCTCCGTAACAGTAAATGTCGTCATACCGTCAGCCGTGGTCATACTTTCAATCAGCGCACTAACCGTCTTGCTTCCCGGTATATCATCGGTCAGTACAACCCGATCACCAACGTTGTAACAGAGCGCATCCAGTTCTGTGGTGGTCGTGAACGTCAAACGCTGCCTGAGATACTTCATCAGGCGACGCATACCTATCTGATACGCGCGGTCCCGGTCGAGCACTCCATCAAGCGTGTAGTCTTCGATTTTCACTGGGGTTGGATTACCCGGTGTCCGGCACTGTACCGTCTCCTCCGCCCACGTTGTCCCGTTGATATACGTAACGTCCACGCCGTCATAGTCGTCGTCAGAGGGAGCCACAAACGCGGTTTGAAGGTCTTCCGTCATCTCATGTGGACTGATAACACCAGACCAGGGCTTAACACCTTCACGCGCGACTGATGCCAGCCCGTCAGTCAGCAGAAAATAACTTTTCCCTGCGTTGGCAATCTTCTGCAAAACCTCCAGTGCCGATGTGCTGTCGGTAGTCTCGAAGTCGAAAAACTCATTGTCAGGCGTCCAGTACGCGCTTTCCAGCGCATCAATGGCGTCGATATCCATATCCAGTCCCAGAGAGTTACCAACGTGGTACAGCGCGCCAGAGATGCTGCGTGGTGTGCCTGTATCGTAAATTCTGGTGGCTACTACATTGACACGCCGATCGGATTGCGCTGCCAGTTTACCGCCGGTCTCCACAGTGACGCCCATCGTCGTGACGCCTTCATAGGATGAAGGTCGCGTGAGCAAACGACCGCGCAATGATTGCCAGTACATGGCATCGCGGCTGTTATCCTGGCCTTGTTCATTAGTGCGCCGACAGCGAACCTCAACGAGGCCCGGAGAACTTAAAGTAACGCGCTCAGTGTATCCGAGACCATTGATGTTCTGTGTATTGTACGATCCTGTTTTGCTGCTCCATCCTGATCCTGAACCATAAACGCGATACTGGATCTCCCAGCGCACCTCCCTGTTCTTCTTTTTGCCTTTTTTGTTGTAACCGCAAATTCCATTCGGGAAAAAGAAATTAACCTCAAACATATCGATTGTTTCATTTTCCGGGCACGCCATGAATGGCCCCATCCATGTATCGTTCTGGTTAACACCAGACGCATCGAAATCAAGTACGGTTCTGGCAGCGAATCCCGGCCAGGTGTTATCAACTACACCGTTGACCAGACGCCTGAGTGTTACGCTGCTGCCATCAACATCGAGAATTTTGTACTGATTGCCCGCATGGGACAGCGATAGACGAATATAACCTTCCGGAATGCCCGTAAACGGTGCTCCGACCGAACTCTCATAGGCAAGAGTTACTGATGCAGTCACTACGTCACCGCCGGGCGGAGCTGAGTGTGGAGTGTAAGATGCAATGAAGAGGTTATAGTCAACACTGTTGTACCAGAGCGTGACTGGCATTCCGACATATGGGGCTATTTCAGCCAGATTATCACTGGTGATTCGGCTGTATGCGCCATCATTGGTGACAACAAATGAATCAGGAACGATGAGTTCAACCACTGCACCTGCAACCCACGATTCCGGTAATTCATTGGTCGCCGGATCGTCATCATCGGTACTTAACCCGTTAAATGTGATCGTACTCCCTGATACTGTCAAAGACTGCGCAACAACGTCTTCCGTATCCGGCGCGGTCTGGGCCATATCCAGACCGGCCCCGGAAGATGTTCCACCCACTTCTGTAGAGTTGAACCAGTTCTCACTACGGCGATCACCTGCGACATTCTGACCGGGTAGATACAAAGTATGAGCGAATCCATCACCCAGCGATGAAACTGGTGTGGCGCCGACGCGTATATCTCCGTTACCAAATGAGAACAACCCAAACCCTAAAGCGACAAACATTTCAACGGTCATCACTGTCGGGTCGTCAGGACTGAACCGGGTTACCGGCTGCACAACGTAATCGGGGTAAATTCGACGGCGTCCAAATAACTCACGAATCGGATCGCCCAGTTTTGCCCGGTTCGCTTTCGCAGGGTTAACGTCAAGTGAATCGCCTGTCGAGTACGAAAAACCGCCAGGATCCGCTGCACCTGGCGCAAAGAACAGAGCATAAGCAACGGAGGCAACTGAGACAGCAACGGCAACCCATGCCAGCGCGACAGCGCCATGAGGAACAGGATAAATACGCACATCACTTGTCGGGCTGATCGCATAATCAAACCATGCGGCAGCAGGTATGTTCACGCCGCCCACTTCAATGGCGATCGGATGTTTCATGCCAGCCCGGTAATTATCAACGTTCCGCGTCATCCACTGATGAATAGTCACCGCGCCATGTTCATGAGTTTCCAGCGGCTCGCCGGGTAACCGGGAGGGATAAATTCTGATGGTCACTTCCAGAACTCCACTTTAACGAAGCGGCGAACAAACTGCGCCACCGGAGTAAAAGAAACATTTGATTTAGGGTTGCATTCAGCTACATGCAAACGATCATTGAGTTCCACAACAACTCCGACATGCGTAACGGTTGAGCCTGAATAGCAGGCCACACCCGCCCCCTCACATGGATCGCAGCGTTGAAGGGAGAGCATCAATTTCCGCGCTTCTCGATTAAGTCCGCCATCATCTTTCGTTACTCCGGCGAAATCAGGCCATTCATGAAGCCCCAGATCGCGACGCACTTCATTTACAATGCCGAAACAGTCAAGCTCAGGGTAAGTGCGTCCGCCCTTCAGCCATCTGACTGAAAGGTATTTATCTTGATTGAACATCGGTCCTCCGGAAATAAGACAAGAAAAAACCCCGACAATGCGGGGTTATTTTTTGAATTTATTTGTTACCTAGGTATTGCTGCTACAAATCTCTGAAGCGCATAGTAGGCCTTACTATCTCCCTGTGCATCGATTATTGCGTTAGACATATAACCACTTCCAGTCTGCACAAAAACCCAAGCCTTCTTTGCTGTAGTGATTTTTTTTACTAAATCGAGAGGAATAATATAGTCTTTCTTAGATTCCACATACGATGAGAAACTTTGCAGTGGGCGGTCATATCGTGTTAAGTCACCATCATCACGTAGAGGATATTTAACACCATCGATTTCGAGGTAAGCGCTGCGGACAAAATCACTGGTATTCATTAAAGAAACAGTCAATAAAGCGTAATCTTTTTCGCTTTCAGTCCAGAATGCCCCTAGTGCGATGCATTGCATGGACTCACAATCAGCACCATGGGGCTGTATAATGACTGTTTTGCTGCCGCTGTGTCGATCAACACCTGAAATTGGAGGTGTACCTTGGGTATTGGAACATCCAAATAATGCTATGGCCATTAGGCTAGTGATAATTATTTTTTTCACAATGCCTCACCTCTCAAGAATTGTCGTTAGCGCACCTAACAGCTTTAAGTGACTCCAGTTGCTGAAGTCTCGCTTGGGCTTTTTTACGTGCTTCGCTCTTCGCCATTCCGTTACCAATACCAAAGTCCCCTAACACGCCGAGAACAGTACGCCCATCAAATTGGCCAGTTGATTCAATCTCATTCTGGACGCTATGAGTTTTCGCTATTTCTTGTTTTATTGCCGTGCAGTCTAATGCCGCGGATTCTTCACCTGTTACTGCTGGGGCCTGTGGGTACTGTTTAGTTGCACACCCCACCAAAAGGCCTATAGCCACTGCTACCACTAATATTTTTTTCATTCCACGTATCCTTTGATTGCAATCGGATACATCTTAACATCAACATCTAAGCGATCAATTAGCTCATATAACGAAGACCTGGATAGAACGGGAGTGTGTAGCGATAGCGTGGCCAGGCAGTATCCAGCACATTCATATACCCCGCGATAATCTGCGCCTGCGTCGCGGTCCAGTACCCATTTTTAACCGTCAGGGTATAAGGGCGGTCTGCGGGCGCGGCTAAATCGTCAGAGGTATATTGTCGGTAGGTCACCGTGGCGCCACGCAGATTTTCCAGCGCGCTACGCACAGATGTTGATGCTTCACCGTTGATGTTTGAGACAGCAAACTGCAAGTCCTGCGTGCCGTCACTGTTCCGCGCCGGTAGTGCAACATCGATGGCACTGGCGATGAATGTGACCTTTTCGCCAGTTTCCGTCGTCGCTGTTATGTTGTCGTAGCCATCGCAGAGATACAGGACATCATCACCGATGTTGAGCTGCAAAGTTTTGATAATGATCTCTTCACCAGAAGAGGCGTACAGTCGTTTTAAAGTCGGACTGGTCATGCTTCCGGCCACTCCCTGTTAAGTGCAATATCAATGATGCTGCTGTTGATGATGTAGTCCGGGAACTCAGCCCAGCCATCGCCGAGGACGGGTCGAGTCCACAGCTCAAGCGTCGCGGAGAACTGCCAGTAAATCGGGGCGACCAGCATCGGCCCCTGATAGATATCGGTGAACCGGCATTTATAGAACTCAACGCCAAGCGGGGTCTGAAGCCGCATAAAAAACCAGTCAGCACCGTCAGTGATGGTTTCGCGGTACCAGGCCTCAAATAGTTGGGCCTGAACATCCGTTTCGAAAAACCACTGCACATTTGCCTGTGTCGGCGTGGAAATGAATGCCCGGCGCTGGCGAGCTCGGCCGGTTGTCATTTCGGTACGCTTTAACGGGCTGACTGGCTGAAATGCATAGCCATCCTGAAGCGGCATAGGGAGATAATCGTGTGGGTAGTATTTTTCAGCCATCAGGTGGTTCTCCTTCCGGTGTACATTCCTCGCATCGCGTTACCCACCTTCCCGTTGCCTTTCACGATCTGATTGGCGACCTGATCCAAAGCATCTCTGGTAGCTTGTTTCTGAGTCTGCGCCAGCGACAGATTCATCTGTTCTGGGCTTACCCCCTGCGGAATATTGAAGGTCTGGTTTATGGGTGCATTCAGGGTCATAGCATTGCTGTTGTTATTGACATTCTGCGCCCCCGTACCGAAACCTGGCTTGCTCAGCGTTGCATCCAGAGAACCACCATTGCGCAAAGCCTCAAGGTTCGAGACACCGATACGGTTGGTTGCAGCCTGGTCAAAAACATACTCGCCTTTATGCACTACCCCAGCAGGCTGGTACTTCCCGCCCTGCCCTGTAAAACCACCAGAAGCAAATCCTGTCCCGGCGATAGCTGACAGATTTGAAACGATGCTTGCAGTAGCGGCGGCAACGGATGCCATCGCGGCGATGTTGTACGGAAATGGGTTGGCAGCCGCCATCGCAATCCCCTGCTGAATGGAAACCAGCGACTGCGCAATAGCAAACGCCTTACTGGCGGCGAACGCTGCTTTATAAATCCCGGATTGCTCCCCGAAACCAGTCGCCAGTATCTGCAAACCACTGTCGATCATGGTCTGCGTCGCACTGGTGATGATTTCGTTTTTCTGGGATTCAATAACCTGGTTGGCCTGCGCCGCCTGCTGGCGGATTGCCGTCATGCGCGCTTCGCCTTCCGTGGTGATTTGCGCAGCCTGGGCATATGCCGATTCCTGTGCCTGCAACCACGTTTGTAGTTGCTGTTGCGCCTGATCGAGCTGCATGTACTGCTGTTGCATGCCGCCGAACGTGCCGGATAACTGGCCGCCAGTGGGTGACAGATTACCAACCACGCTTTTTACTGAAGAAGGCAGTTCCGCCGGTGTATTTTTGTAAATATTGGCGCGGGTTTGCTCGTATTCACCCGGAGCCAGCTTACCTGTGGATTTTGCTTTTTCCAGCAATGCCAGGCGTTCACGCAGCAAATCATTTTGCTGCTCATCCTTCGCTTTGACCTGATCCTGCATTTTCCGGTAATCATCGAGCGTTTTGACGGAGTTTTGCAGCGCTTCCTGCTGTTTATACGCCTGTAAAATTTCCTCAGAACGAGACAAAAGCGATTTCTGATCAGCGGTAAGTTGGGATTTCGATTTGAGGTCAGCAATCTGCTGCTCAAACTTAACTCTCGCCTGAGTGGCACTGGTGAGCTTATCGCTGGCGTCAAGCTGGGACTGCATTGCAGCAGTCTGTTGATTGATTTGGTCAAGCAACCGTGTCGCTGCGTCTTCACTGTACGCCTTCCCCTTCGGCGCCGTGGGCGATTTAGGGTCTTTGTATTGTTTTTCGATACCGGCTCGAGCTTTTGCTATATCGGCATCACTCCAAAGGGTAGCAATGCCAGCTCCAGCATCCTTTTTATTTTGAGCAATTAGATCATTTAACTGAGCTTCGATCTTCGCTCTTTTTTCTGCGCTTGTTACTCCATTCTCAACCAACTTATTAAACTGCTGCTGATTTTTTATAGCATCCTGTTCTTGCTTGTTTCTCCCTTCAATTATTCCGTTAATGAGGTTCTGTGAGATCTCTTCACCTTGCAGCAAAGAGAGTTGCTCCTCCAGGTTGCTGACCAGTGTTTCCTGATCTTTGCTCCTCTGTCGTGATTGCTGCGCACCTAACGAATCGCTCTGGCGACCATATCCGTAATTACCAGTATCTACAGAACCGCCTTTTTGCATATTTGCCAGATCGCTTCTGGCGCGGTCCAGCATACCCTGAGTCTGCTGAATTTTCTGTTCAACAGATGATTCGCGACCGACATTAAGCATGGCATTCCATGCCTTTCCAGCCATTTCTCCCAGAGAATTCCACGCCCTTTCGAGTGTGCCGAGGTTTTCCTTAATCTGATTCGAGCGCTGAATTAACGATGAAGAATAGGCTTCACTGGCAACGCGTGCGGCTTCCTGCTGATTCCCCTCATCCTGAAGAGCTTTAATCTGGTTGTAGGTCGCCAGCGTCAGGAAGTGGTACTGATCGTTCAATTTGGTGATTGCTGCCACAGGGTCAGCGGCGATGCTGTTGAAATCATTCACCAGTTTATCGGTCGCAATACCAGTGGCTTCACTCGTTTTAACAACGGCAGTGGTCACGCGCTCAAGCGAATCACCAGCAACCTTTCCAGATTCCACCAGTAGATTTAACGTCGATGCAGCTTTGCCAGTGGTAGAGTTCGCCGCCACGCCAGCGCGCGCGGCAATGTCCGCCAGTTGACCCGATGTTTTCCCTACCTGATTACCCGTCAGGATAAGTGATTTATTGAAAGCGTCCTGTTCCTGCGTGCCTTTGTAGTACGCCACGCCCAGCACACCGACCGCAGCCGCCGCCAGAGTGAAAGGATTGATCAGGCCCATCACATAGGAGCCTACCCCTTTAATTGCCGGACCGATGCCGCCGAACATATCTTTTAACTGCCCGCCCTGCTGCATCAGCACCATAAACGGGCTTTGCCCGGTAGACAGACCCACAACGATATCTGTCATCTGAGCGGGGATCATGCGCATCGCAAAAGCGGTTTGCTTTGCAGACATGCCAGTATTTTTCAACTGGGCGGAAAACCCGGTGAGACGATTGCGGGCCTCTTCAATTTTTTTCGAATAGACATCAAAGGTCTCATCGTCCAGCATGCCTTTCGACTTGAATTTCGCCAGTTGCTGCTGTTGTTTATCCAGTTTATTCAGTGCAGCGTTAACCGGATCAATGCGGTCAAGCAGTTCTGATAATGCGGAAGATTCTTCCTCGGTGGCTTTAGTCACCTTCCCGGCACTGGCCGCTGCTTTCTGCCCCCACTCGGTAAGCCCGTGAAGGGCGCTGGTCAGGCTTTCAGCATTTTTTTCTGCGCCGGTGCTGTCAATAATGACAGCGAGGCGGGATGTCTGTTCTGACATTGCGATCTCCGGGCATAAAAATACCCGGACATGCCGGGCTTATTGTTTCTGTTTGCCGTGTTTTTTCTGTTCCTGCGCCCACTGCTCACGCCACGCGTCATCGAGGGCAAATATCGCCGCGTCAAATTCATCACGATCAATGAGTACGGGACGTGCAGAAAGAAAGCGCTCAATATCATGAAGTGAGATCGGCAGCGGCGCACCCGCCATCCCGGCATACAGCCGGGAGCGGGAAATAACGGAGTAAGCGTTGAGGATTTCCCCCGTCACGCCGTCAATTTCAGGTTCGGGAATTGGCGGGAGTTTTAATTTCTCCCTTCGCCACTTTGCCTTTTCACCCTGCTCCCCGCCGAACTCGCTCAGCCACTTTTGCGCTTCGATGGCTTTTTTACGGTTTCCTGCTTTTGCTGCTCTTTGCCCTGGGCGATGCTGGCGGCTTCAGCCAGAATTTGCCAGTAAATCGCTGGTTCCTGTTTCATAAGTGCAGCACCGCGTTCCGGCGTGTATTCGATCGGCACCTCTTCGCCATCAACAAGCTCACCGACACCCTTCCAGTCTTTCAGCAGGTAACGCGCGCAGTTATCGATCAGCAGGTCATCAGCAGAGTCAATTTCCCCAACCGCTGACAGGCTAAATTCACTGGTTCCAACCTGGTAACTGGCATCCATTTTTTCAATATGGCGGCGGATAAGGGCATTACGTGAGCGGTACTGGTCGTTATCAATGCTGCTGACGAGTAGTTTCAGCCCTTCAATGGGTTTCAGATCTTTCAGCGGTGTAAACCAACGCTCGCCGCCAACATCAATTCGTGGGTTGAGGATAATCATTCGAAACTCCTGCATGAAAAAAGCCCGCGCCGCCATGCAGAGCGGAACGGGCAAGGGAAATTTTATGGTTCGGTTACGGTAATAGTCGCCGTATCGGTAAAAGTACGCACCTTAGCGGTGATGGTTGCCGTTCCGGCCGCAACACCAGTAACGACGCCTGACGCACTAACTGTTGCCACTTCAGGATCGGATGACTCCCAGGTCACTGTATCCGTGGCACCCACAGGGGCCTGAGTTGCAGTGAGGCTGGTTGTATCTCCCACATCAACAGAAGCTGTTTCCGGGGTTACCGTGATGCCTGTTGCCGGGATGGTAACGGCGCGAGTAATCATTGGCGACTCGTCGGCCGCAGTGATATCCAGTTGAACCTGGATAATTTCGGTGTTGCCGCCATCCGGCCAGTCGCCAGCGACCTGCACTTTCGGGAAAGTGAAAGTGTACTGCCCTTCGTCGTTCGCCAGCGTGAAACTGAATGGCACGGTTGCACCGGTAAGTGTTTTACTCCAGACCTCCCACGCAGCTTTAGACCAGGAGAGTGTGATCGAACCTGACGGCGTAAAGGTGGTAGGGATGTTCGCCCCGGCAAACGGTGAACCGGTGCCGATACAGCGCTGCGTCTGGACGTTATTGTCGAACTGGATGTTGAAGGTATCGATACAGAAGCCATCACCACCATCGACGCCGTTCAGGTTTATCGCAGTGACCTCTTTGAACGAGTAACGCAGTTCTCCAGCATTATCTGCGGGAGTACCGGTGATGTAACTCGTATCATCTGCTTTTGAGCCCCAGCCCAGCCCGGCGAATGTGACTGTCGCGGTAACGTCGCCATCATTCGGGACCTCCAACTGGAACACGCTTACCTGCGCGCCACGAATAATAGAGGCAATGCCAACGTCCGAAGCGTATGTTGCGAGTGAGAAAGAGATACGGTCATTCCCCATCGTCAGCACGTTGCCCGCCCACTCCGCGCCAAAACACGAAGCCAGGAAGTCATCATGCTGGCCGTAGCGGAACTTTGCCCCGACATCGCCGCCTACATCGACCGTTCCCAGCGTAGCGCCTTGTGCCATTCGGGTACCGCCGATCTCGTCGTTGTCGTTGGTATTCTGGGATGGACCAACGCCCCAGCTTGTACGTTTGAAAAGATTCCAGACGCCAGCAGGCGTAATTCCTGGAGTCGTCTCCCGGATAAAGGCCGAGAGTACCTTAGCGCCGCTCGACATGCGGTCACCTCCATCGAAGTTAAGCGCTACAGAGCGCGGTAAGGGATTTGTAGATTGAACTGAGACCAGCCATCCGTTTCACCAGCGGGAACAGCGGATACGGCGAAATAACTGAGTTTTCCATCATCCTGAAATTCAAAAAGCTCACGGAGTTTGTCTGCTGTTTGAGTGATAAGCAGAGAGCCAGAACCAACAGGGACGAAGATCTGAATAATTAGCACCCCGGTGCGCTGAACGACGGGGCCAGCACCGATTTCATTCGCGCCGGCCAGTCCCGAGACATTGGTAAAGCGAGCCCAGATATCACGACCGCTTGGGTCAAATACGGGTCTGTTGGGATAATCCACAGCATCAGAGGCAATAGCCGTCTGCGCCGTCATACGAGCAATGACAGCGTTACGAATTTCTGTGAGTGTCATTTGTAGGCCTGTGTTACACCATTAAATGAAACCGCATAAACGCCTGCCGGTGCCTGCTTTGAGTGCCCGTTTTCAAGCGGTACGGAATAAGGAAGGTTTGACTGGATGTAGATGACCGAATAGCTTGGCGCCGCAAGAATTGTCGACGTCCCGTTATTGATAGTGTTTGCACCATTTGGATCTGGTTCACGTGGAACGTAATCACTTGGCGAACCGACACTCACGAAGTGAGATGCCCGGAAAGTCCCCGCGCGATAGCCTGGTGGCCGATAAATATCCCCCTGCCCGCGTCTTAGCTTGCGTACGCGCTGGGGGCCGAATTTCCCAGCATTGCTGCTGTACTCAGCACCGGCGAGACTGACTTTATTGCCTCGTTTAATCCGACGGTTACCGTTTTTGTCAGTGGTCCCGAACCGGTCACTGCTCCGAAGGGCTTCATTGATATCATTAACCCGGTTGCGCTGCTGAACCTGCATACTATTGATAGCCCATATTTCAGGGTTACCGACCGGTGACCGAATAACGATCTCATTGAGCAACTGAATGGCTATAACGCGTTGCAGTTTTCCGACATCCTCTTCCACCTTGTCAGCGAATAATGCAGGATCAAGACTCCAGGCCTTAGCCATATCACACCCTCCGCAACTGAATGGAATATGTAGCTTTCGCCGGGTCGGTTCCTGCCGTAATGACCTTGTAGCGCTGCTGTTCGCCGGTAATCAGGTCTGGTGCAGTGATGATGTGATCGACCTTTGGCGCGTCGGTAACTTCATTCGTCAGCGCTGTTAATTTCAGGTCGCCATGCAGGATATTGACGCCATCAATGCGGTTGAGGCTGTATTTCGACAGAACACCACGCCCGGTGTAGGTCACTGTGGTTTCGCCGCCAGTCTCCGTTACCGGGTCCCATCCGGTTTGGATGTCGTAAGAGCCGGTGAAATCGTTGACAGCATCCGCCAACTTGGTATCAAAGGCCTTTGCGACCTTCGTCTGAATCTTGTCACGAATCCCCATATCACCCCCTGACAAGGCGAATCTGCGAAGTATTCGCGCCATACGGCTTGAGCATCGCCAGCGCCAGTTGCAGATCGGAATCCAGCAAAGATGTGCTGTTTGTTGCCAGTTCGGCGTAGCTTTCCGACACGCTCACGCCATCTGCATCAACTGATTCACTGGTGAGGACACCGGAACTGGTTTTCTGTTGATACAGTCCGCCATTCGCCGCCGCCTGCGCTGCGTATGCACCAGCCAGCTTCACATCATCGGGGATGATGACTTCGTGAGTGGTCTTATCGCAGGGCATTTTCAGGTTGAGGCCATTCATCCAGGTGTTAGCCATCAGTACCGATTTTGATTTTTTGCTGGTATCAGTCCAGTCGGCCCCGAGGATTTGATCAACGTCCGCTACCGTGATGTAGGTGATCATGAATCACTCCTCTATGCGCCAGCCTGCCGCCTTCCAGTTTTCCACTTCGTCAGGATGCACGTCTGCAGTGGTGGGCGCGCCGGGGAATGCCGGGAAGTCAGTGAACATAGCAACCAGAATGCCCTGCTGCTCCTGCTGCTCCTGCTGCTCCTGCTGCTCCTGCTGCTCAGAATTGTTTTTCGCCGCCAACTCAGCAGCAAGTTTTTCCGCTGCTCGCTGAGCGCGCTGTTCTTTCGTCAATCCAGCCATAATCCCTCCAAAGGAAAAGGGGCCGAAGCCCCTTGTGTGTGATGGTGTTAGCCCAGAAGCATTACTGCGTGGGCTGGTTTGATGGAAGCCACGCCCCACGCCAGGCCAACTTCATAACGCACCTGACGGTACTGACGATACAGCGCGATCTGGAAGGTGATACCGGAAACTGGGTCGGTGACATTCATCACGTCATCAGCGGTGTCACCACCTTCCGGCATCGCCGGGGTACGAGAAGCCAGCAGAAATGCGTTACGGTCAAACGCCATATTTGCAGTGAAACCACCGACTACAGTGATAGCAACGCCGTCTGCCAGGTCCTGACGCAGACCCGGTGCCGCCAGTGTGATAGTGGTAGCGGTCGCAGCAGCAACGACATACTGGTTATCATCACCAGCGAAAGTCACAACCTGGCCCGCAGCAATAGCCCCCGTGCCGGTATCAATGGCAATAAGGATATCGCCTTCGGACTTGGCACCATTCACCAGATAACCAGCAGCTGTAGCGGCAGCAGCGCGCTTAACGCCAGCAGAACTGTGGATATTGAAACCCTGCAGGCGACCCAGAACACCCTCGCGCAGCAGTTGTTCAGTCCCGGCCTCATTGACTTTGAACAGAACCGATTGCTTACCGCGCATGTTGGCAATGGCGTCAGAATCAAGAACCATCTGCAGGTTAGTCGTCGGAGAGCCATTTTGTTCCAGAACTTTTCGGGCATTTGCTGCGTCAGAAAGATCATCTTTGATACCAAACGGAGTAGTTCCAGCGGTACCTACAGCGCGAGAAGTGCCGTAGTAAAGTGCGCCGAGATCAGCGTCAACCTCGTTTGCCAGTGCGCGAAATGCCTGGGTGAACTGGTCAGCAAGAATGGTGTTGTAAGTACCAGCGGGACCGAGCGCCAGTTGCTCTTCACCGTTCCATTTGACCGGGGCCATTTTGGATTTGGTGATTTTGACATCGACGGTGCCGATATTCTGATCGCCGGTATTCGGCGCAGACGGCCCCGGCACGATGTCCTCGGTGACCGCGACCGGAGCAACCGGCGCAGTAACGGTCTGGTCTTTCGCTGCTGCGTCTGCTTTAGTGTTACGCGCGACGGCAGGAATAAACCCCACCTGCTCACGAGAAACGATATCCAGAGCGGTATAGATAGTCGGGATCAACCCGGTCAGTGTATTCGACATGATTCATTTTTCCTTAGAGATAGATTTGGGTTGGTTGAGCTATCCAGCTCTGGCGCCAGCCACCATCCGGAAGCTGGCAAATGCAGTTAATCGACGATGGTGATACCGTCTTTGAGAGCAGTCTGTTTTCCGGCCATATCCAGAGAATCGAATGCTGAGCGCTTCATGGTTTTCTGTCCGGCCTGGTGTTGCGTAGTGCGGGAGTCACCGCCGCTGTTGCCGCTGGCCTTAAGAATGTGGTCTTTTTGCGGGTACTGTTCTACCAGGAACTCCAGCGCTTCATCGAATGAGGCCAGTTCGCCCGGTTTAGAGCGGGAATAAATTTTGTTGCCGGTACCGTCATATGCGACAACTTTGCCTTCTTCGACTTTAAACGACTGGCCGAATCGGGCCTGAAGCAGATCGGCAGGGATGGCGATTTTATCGGTGATAAATTTGGAGCCGGTAAAACTACCACCGATCATCGAGTCGTACAGTTGGCCTTCCAGCGTTTTGTTTTTATTGTTGGCCTCATCCAGTTGCGCCTGGAATGATTTGGTGATTTCGGCTTTCACCTGGTCAACAGCGCCAGCATCGATCAGTTTTTTCTGGTCGATTTTGGTCATCATCTCGATTGCTTCGAGCGCCTTTTTGGGGTCTTCAATACCAGAAAAAGCCGCAAGTTTCGTTTCAACGGCTTCTTTGGCTTCGCGATGGGATTTAGCCTCGCCATTCAGCGCCGAGATTTTGCTGACAGCCTGAGTGGCATCGAAGCCAATTTCTTTCCCGTCGTCATGCACGTAAACCGGCAGACCATTAGCATCGACTTCTGCGTAGTGCTTACCATTTACTTCAACTGTCTTCAGTTTCATGTTGTTACCTTTGATTTGGTCATCCGACCGTTGCACCGCTCACCATCCGGATTGCGGCCATAAAAAAGGCCGCCCGGAGGCAGCCTGTTGTGATTTATTGAAGATTAAAGCCCTGCATCCCTGAACGCCTGCGCGTCACGTTCACGCAACTGCGCCAGCGTCAGCCACTCGCCTTTGTCGGTGTAGAACTCATCGGGATACATGCCACCATCACGAATTAACCGGGCGCGCTTCTCGCCAACGATTTGCTTCTGGCGATCGAACGACTGGCGCGAGAACCATTCCTGATAGTTGGTATCGCCGGGCACAACACCATCCATGCTGGCGCGTTCCGCTGGCGGGATATCGCGAACATCGATACCCAACTCTTTCGCCGATTTGAGGATGAATGTTTCAGTGGAACGGCAGCAGAAATGAATTTTTCCAGGTCCCTGCAAATACGGAACTTTATGCCCTATCGGCTTGTTATCCAGCGTGTACTTCAGGCGGTCGCGAATCCTGCACATCTGCGTCGTTCGGTTGTCCAGGGTGGAAAGCCACTGCTTACCCTTCATCAGGTCGTTATTGGCGTCAGCAAAGCTGTTACGCGCCGTCGCCGCAAGATGCCCCACCGCCGTTTTCGCGATACTGGCGGCATTGGCTCGACTCATCTGTAACGCGCCATCCTGATAGCCACGATTAGCGTGACCGCGCACCTTGCGCGCTATCTGCTCGTTTGTATCTCCCAGCAAAAAGCCCTGTCGCACAGCGTTACTGATGCGGTTGAGGCGATCCGCTTCGAGGTTTGACGCCCATTCACTGAGCAATCGTCCCTGAAATGGCTGCGCCATTGCCGCAGCGTAAACCGCATCAGGAGAGATACCCACCAGCGGATGAACGTCGGTCACGAACTCCGGCAACAGCGCGTCAAAGAGACTCAACTGAAACCCCGCCTCATGTTGCGCCAGGTCATTCAGTTCAGTAGACAGGCTGGAAAACATGCCGTTTATCGCAGTGCGGTTAATTTCCCGCACGCTCGCCAACAGTGCTTCAAGACGCGTGACCGTAAAGCTATTCGGCTCTATGCCATCCATCGCCACCAGCAGGCGCGCCGTCAGTTCAGCATCACTTTCGTTGAGCAGTTTCACCATACGATTTGCAACGCCGGTACTGTAACGACTAATCCAGAGAGCGTGAGCAATAGACTCATCCCTCAGGATCTCATTCGATGTTGCCATTGTTGCCACCAGTCAGCGTCGGGTCCTGATTTTTCAGTTCGTCGATAACCTCTTCCGGCTTAGCGTCCGGGTCGATGAATTTCATCGCCTGAAGCGCGCGAACGGCATCAACCTGACGGATATCACCGCCCTGACGCAGAGACTGAACAGCCAGCGCTCCGGTTGCGTCGTAAGTCTGAGCAGACACATCGAGCTCAGTACGCACGTCAACCTTGCCGCCTGTAGCCTCACCAATCCATTCCGCCATGATTTGCAGAATGTTATCTAGCGCATCTTCCAGCGAACTCGCCATTGTGTAGAGCGGCGAGTTTTCCTGCATGCGTTCTTCGTTGGTCTGGTCTACAGATTTGGTCGATGTGTTTTCTGAACGAAGGATTTTCGCGCCAGCCTGCCGCATCTGGTTTTCAAGTTTATCGAGGGATGTTTCACCTGCCCCAATAGCTGCACCGGTATGTTCCACATATTCCAGCCCTTGCTTTGAGCGGTCGCTGAATTTTGTTGCCGAAGAAGCACCAACCGTCAGAGATTCGCCATCATCAAGCCCATAGACAACCAACAACGGCACTCTCGCAACGTGCAAAATATTGTCTTGCTCGCTCTGGCTCTGCCAGTGCTTGATATTCAGCAGCGCCAGATTAAGAAGCGGCGGAGAACCACGCATAAACCCGGTGCGCTTGGTGTACAGCGTGACAAGCGGGATGTCTTTACGACTGGTTTCCCACTCCTCATGCAACGACCACGCACTTTCGCCGTTATTGCCAGTGTTCTTACGGTAAATTTCAACCTTGCCCGGCATGATGTGGCGGATCTGCTCAACCTTCGTCTGCCCATAATCGTCGCCATCAACCACGATGGTTTCACGCACACGCAAGTCAGTGAGTATAACTTTCCCGCCTTCGACCTTAGACTTCCAGCCGATAACCTGGCGTGGATTTAGCATCGTCACATACGGGCGACCACCCGCAGCCTGTTCATCCGCCCGGGTTTTGACGGCTTCCGGGTCCGTTCGCGGGTAATCAACCAGCGCATGAGCAAGGCCATACTGAAAAGCGATACTGAAGAACTGCTGCGCCCATACATCCAGTCGATCGCCTTCCATATCGATATCTTCAGTCAGCTTGCGGATAGGCTCGGGCGAATCCTCACTCAGCACTGTAGGCTCGGCGAATACCCGTCCTATGTTCTGCTTAATGGACTCTTCGTATGCCGGGTGAAGAGTGGCGACTTTCAGACGATCTTTGTACCCTTCGGCGTCTTCTTTAGGCCACTTTGGCAGATAGACCTCGCCCTGTCGACGCATCTCAAGCGTACCGCCCATCAGAGCATCGTTAATATCCCACGCCTCAACCATGTCGTTATAGTCGAGGTTGGGTGTAGAAATATCAGGCATGGTTTAGATCCGAAGTTGAGTGACTTTGCCAGTCGGTTTGCGACGGTTGTTCTTCGTTACCGCAAAGTAACGGAACCCGTCAGCACCGTGTGATGTGAAGTCGTGTAATGGCTTATCTTTCCAGCATCCGCGTTTGTCATCCCACTCCTTGCGATAGCCCTCAAGGTGGGCGATCCCCTCAGCGCATTTTTCTTCATCGAACGCGCATTGAGGAAGGATTTCGCGGACTGATTCTATTCCCGTATCAACTGACTCTTTTGGGACGACACTGAAGCGGAGGGAATATTTCTGACCGTCGATTTCGTACCCTTCGCGCGCCAGCTCCCGGCGTGATTTCGCATCAGAGCCGAACTCCCGGTTATCGATATCGTGCGGCCCCCAGTGCTCACCATAGGTGTAGCCTTTATCCTTCAGCACCTTCATGTAGTGCCGCAGCCCCTCGCCAGAGTTTTCGTAGTAGTCGATGATATGGAACTCTTCTCCAACCTCGCGAACGAACCAGATGGCCGTGGAGTCGCCCACGCCGATATCCCAGAACGTGTGCACCGGGAGATGTGAGTTATCTGGGATTTTGCCGATCCGCTTGTTGGTGTAGAGCCATCGGAACTGTTTGGCGTAGTACGCGCCCTCCACCGACTGCTGGAACGCCTCGGCCGGAATGGTCGGGTATTCCCGCCCCATGTCGTCGCCGAGTGTTTTCTCTTTGGCGTAGTACCAGGCTTTCTGGCGTTCATTGACTACTACGCCGTGCTTCGCCTCCATCTCAGCGAAGTATTCAATCAGGCGCTGCGGTAATGGCTCTACCGGGTCGATTGCATACTGCGGATTTTTCCACCAGGAGAAGAAGAAAAACTTCCAGTCCAGTGCGGATAACGGCTTGCCCTGCAATTGCGCTTTCTCTGCCGTCTGGCAGTAATCGAAAAAGTAACCCGCACGACCCTCTGCCGTGCTCTCGATAGTAGCGAAGCATCCAGTCGATACCGCCTCAAACGCACCAGTGACGATTTCACGGGCTTTGTCAGGATACTTGGCACATATCTTCCCGAACTCGGAAACGTGCAGGTAACGCAGCGTGCCGCCACGAAATGACGTACTGACGTATAGTGATCCACCCTTCTTAAAGACGAGTTCACCAGACGAATCGTTGCTCGCCGGATTGGCAGCCCTTATCTCTGCCGGCAGCTTGTCGTATGCGTACTTCACCTTTTCGCGGAACAGGCGCTTTGCGTCATTCAGCGTGTGGGCAATCAGCGCACACTTCGCCGACTCGAACAGGGCCGCATCCAGTTGGATGATGCACACCTCGGTCGTGAAACCGAGCTGACGAGCTTTCAGGATGATATTGCGGGTGTGGATCCCCTCGAAGTATTCCCGCTGCTCAGGCGTCATCCTGAACCGCGTCGGCTTTCCCTCTTTGTCGGTGATCCAATAGAGATTGTTCAGCCGCCAGTCTTTGTCAGACAGCAGCTTGAGGTGCTCAGGTTTCATTACGCCCCCTGAGATAATGTATCCATCAGGTCCGAAAGTTGCTTAACAGAGTTGTCGCCTTCCGGCCCGTCGATGTCGTAGGCCTGACGCTCAAGCCCGATCAGATTCTTCAGCGCGTCACTCAGTGCCTTAACCGACTTAACGCGCTCCGGCATGCTGATGACCTTGTGGTAAATCTCATTGAGCTTGTCCTGGCCCTTATCGTCAGGGTCGAACATCAACTCCCCGAGCTTCTCCAGGGCGGCCACGTCTGAGCACTCTGCCCCCAGTTCATCAAACAGGGTATTGGTTATCTGTCTGGCTCGCTTAATGTCGCCGCGATGCTCCATGCGGACATTGGCGATTACTTCAGCAGTCGCCTCGATGAGTACGCGTTCGTTAAAAGTAACTTCACTGCGTACCTGCTTGCGTACCTCAGCTTTGCGTACCAGATCGTCAGCGCGTTCTTTCACCTTCGCATTCAGGTCACGTGACCAGTCGTCACGCTTTGCACGCTTACGGATAGCGCCTTCGCTGATACCGTGCTGTGACGCTATTTCTCGGAGGGACATCACTCCGGCCCGGTACGCCGTCTCGATGGCCTCCCAGTCCGGTTTGCTCATTCGTTACTCCGTTGTTTGTTCTTCTGGCTGTTCGGTCTGCTCTGCCGGTACTGGCGTGAACTGCACGCGCTTCACATCGGCCGGAGCGAAGTAAAGCCACTCGCCCGTCTCGGTCGCCAGCGGTACAAAGCCGTTAACCAGCTGAGGCTGACTCCTGGTCATCTTTCCGGTGAAGGTTTCGCCTGTTTGGGTAGTGAGGGTGATTTTATAGATGCCTGGCATGATTACCTCTTAGCCGTGTCGCAGCTGCTGCCCTGCTTCTCAGAAGTGCTTAGCCACTTACGGCTTACCCGTCAGCAAGATGTGATAAATCTCTTTAGAAAATGCACTTCATTGATTTGGTGTCGCAGTTGGTTCTCTTGCTTTTTTGATAATGCGCCTGGCAAAAGCAACAAGCGCCGTTAGAGGTAACCCTTAAATTGTTGTCGGTATGCACTTTGCAAAAACTACCTGCATATGTTTTTTCGTTATTCATAGTCGCCATTTTTCTTGGCGAACACGTCATTATTAGCTTTGAACTTGCATACTCAGCCTGACGACCGCAAAGAGGTTTAATAAAAACACCTCTCTGCGATGTGTGCCTACCTTTCCTGAGACAGTCATCCATGTTCTCTTTATGTGTTCCCGGTGATAAATGAGACGGGTTAACACAAGACGGGTTGTCACAGCGATGCATTAACTCAAGGTTCTTTTGGTCGTAATCCCCAACAAGCATCAAATAAGCAACCTTATGCGCCCCGAGCTGGTGCTTGCCAATTTTAATGCATCCATAACCGCATCTATCTTTCGAGCCTTTGAATATCCAACACCCTGTTTCAGGTCGAATCTCAACCTTTTTCATAATTCTGGACACTATAGGCTCTCTTGATTTAATCGATTTCAGGTATTCCACAGTGAACATAGCCGCCTCGCTATCGCCTTTGGAGTGCGCAACCAGGACGCAGGCGCAGCGTATTTTCGGGGATCAGCCTAGATTGCGCGCATAAAAAAGGCCTCGCCTGAGCGAAGCCTGACTGTTCGTTTCACCATCCTTGCGAGGTTACACAGATCATTATCGAAGCCCCTCAGTGAAGAGCTTCTGTAATGCCTACAGCAGTGGGCTGCATAGCGCGCCGGTATTGCGAGGGTGGCACCCAAAGACGTTAATCTTCTCTCGAACGCTTTCGCTGCACATTCGCTCTACGATTCGCCAATCAGCCTTTTCAGGTGCGGTTTTCACAGCGACTGCGGAAATGACTCGCTCCACCACTCGGCGCAGTGAGAATGTCGTGCGACTGATGATGTCGCTGGTTAGCGAAAGGGACGCGATAAACGCCCAGCAACCAGAAAGGAAAGTTGAGATGCGCGGGTAAAACTTAGCCATGTATTACTCCTGTTTGTTGGTTTTCAGCGCCCTGCTATTTGAGACACTGCTCTTTGATGTAGTCCTGCATGCCGCGAATCATCTTGTCAGCGGTTGCTATTCCGTCTCGGTGATCGAAATAATTCCGTCGAGCGTCTGGAGTAAGTTCGGGGGCTCCTGCATCATCCACGCCGGTGGCGGAGGTGGTTTTGGACACTCCAGGGCAGGTTGCGGCGACGCGCAGCCGTTTAGCGCCAGAATCGACAGCCCGACGCAAATCGTTAATGGTTTTTTTCGCATCGGACAATTCCTTCGTGTATTTGGCATCCAGTGCAGCGACATCACGCTGCCGGGCCTGCATATCTTTGATGGTGTCGTTAGCCAGACGGAGGTTCTTGGTGGCTTTATCGCGCTGGTCTTTGTAGGTGATGGCGTTGCCGCGGTAGTGATTCACCGCCCAGCCCAGCGACACGATGATACAGACAACCACAGCGATGATGATTGCGGTTAACCTGCTCATTTCTGACTCCAGGTACAAACCTCATATTCAACGTCGCGCCGGTTCATCAGGCCTTTCCACTTCTTACCACCGGCATACACCCAACGATTTAATTCTGCGCATGCCGCTGCGTATTCTTTGGCATTGAGTTTTTTCAGCAGTGTGGAGTTGATGGCGGCAGAAGCGCCAACGTTGTACGCGAAAGAGTAAATCGCTGCTCGTTGAGTTTCAGTAGTCGGCACTTTGATGTGCGGATCAACCTGTGTGGCAATTCGCGTTAAATCTTTCTGGGTTAACGCATCGCATTCTTTATCGGTATATCGCTTTCCGGGGATGATGTCGGATCCGGTGTGGCCATCACAGACAGTCAGCACTCCGACAACATCTCGGTAGGCCACATACTCGCGACCTTCAAGACCATCCTTGCCAGAAAGCATGACTGTTGCGATCGCAATCGCACCGCCACCGATGGAGGCAGCAATTTTATTTCGCAGGGTGCTGTTCATCAGATTTCCTTCGGTGCTTTCTGTCCGAGATCGGCGAGCACTTTGGCTGTAGCAGAGGGGTTGCTTGAATCGGTCTTGTTCAGAATGTCCTGCAGTATCTTCGTGCGCTTCATTTGCTCACGTTTATTGAGCCTGTATGTCAGGACGCCGAGGATAATGCTGAACGCGACGCCAATAATGAAGCCCCAGTCCTGCAATGACAGGCTGGCAAAGAAAGCCGCAAGACCAGCGCTGCCGTATGTCGCGTTGCTGTATCTTTCGTCCATCTTCATAGTCTCTCTCCTCGCGGTAAATGCGGGAGCTGTGTGTTGTAGGGTCAGGCCCTCGGGCTGGATTTAACAACGAGGCATGTCGATGATGATTCCCGGGGCCTGAAATAAAAAACCCGCTCGCGGCGGGAATGTGAGGGTGTGGCAATGTCAGCTCTGCGGCTGAAGATACCCTGGCTGGGTTTTTGGTGCCGGTTAACGGATTTGAACCGCTACCCATTCGCTTACAAGGCGACCGCTCTACCATTAGAGCTAAACCGGCAGATTTGGCGGGACAGGAAGGATTCGAACCTTCGACCATTCGGTTAACAGCCGAACGCACAACCGCTGTGCTTCTGACCCTGAATGCAAAAAGCCCCGCACTTCTGCGAGGCTATTAATTTTTGGTGGTTTCATCTCAAGGCGTCTATCGACCCGGTGTGCGATGTTTACTTATTTCCTCACCACCTCGCTCTTTCGCCTTTGACGTCCGAGCATACAGTAATTATGCATCTTCAAAACTTGTTTTCAAGTCTTTTTTGCAAGTTTCTTTATTTTCGATGCCAAGTTCTGCAATTAACGTGAAGAAGACAGCAGAATTGAACAGATCGATACACCACCGAACGCGATCGATGCACTGCTTTTCAGTCAAGAAAGGCGCGTGGTGATACTGCATCCAACGGGCCATATCGTTAATGGTCTTGCGCCATGTGTAATAGTCCTTCCCTATCTCGTAGACGATGCTATTTTTTGGGAATGATTTGAGAATCACTCTCTCCATAAATTCAGCCTCTTCTTCATCAGCAGCATTTCCCATCAGATCGGATAGAGACTTTTTAGGCCAGATGATAGCTTTTGCCTGCATGATAAGCTGATCTCCTGAATACCCCATCTTGCGAAGACCGGCGAGTACGGTAGTAATCCTCTCCTGCTGCTCACCTGTCCATCCAGTGAGTATCATCGACCACATGCCGCCACCTCCAGACAGATATGAGGTGTCACTACCACCAAACTCTCTTCCCCAAAGTCCTAATAACGAACGAACCCACCGACTTTGAGCAGGAGTGAGGCGGCGATATTTCCCAAGATATGAGCGCCGCGGTACAGAAGCCAACTTCATCCATGAGCATTCAGGATCGGCACGTAGTACCGATGCTTTCTGGTAATTTTCGATATCGGTGCGGGTCATGCTGCCTCCTGCTGTTTCAGTGTTTTGAGCTTTGCGCGGTAATGCGCTGCCAGTGCATCGAGTTCTTCACGTGTCCATTTCTTTGCTTCGTGCGGACCCATCAGTCGGTCATAGGCTGCCTGCCCAATCTTGGCGATCAGCCGAGGACGGTATTCACCGATATTTCCTGACAGGTATGAGTTACACGCCTCACACTGGAGGTGGCAATTTGACTCGTCGTATCTGGTTTCTGGCGATGCGCCGACTGTACGGAAGTGCCCGGCGTTCATCTTTGCTCCGGTATTGCGACCGCAACTGATGCAAGGTTGTCCTGCGTCACGATGGCGTATAAACGCGTTAAACGCCTTCTGGGCGCGTTCGTGGAATTTACTGAGTGGTTGCAGCGCCTTCTTGCGGATCTTCAGCTCTCGGCGTTCCTGTTGAGCCTCCTGCTTACGCTTGCGCTCCGCATCCAGTTTCTTTTTGGCAAGAAGCAACTGGCTATATTCGTAGCCATGCTCAGGGCAACACCACCAGACGTTGGAGAAGGTGGTAGTGAACTTTTCTTTGCATACCTTGCAGGTTCGGCGGGATGGTTTACGCATGGTCACCACCTTGCACCTGTACCAGCGTGAGGTTTCCGCAGAACACGGCTCCTGTATCGATGTACATCTGATTTGCATACTTCAGGGGCTGGCGCGCTGGGGTGTGTCCGAAGATAAACAGATCAGCACCTGCTATCGCTGAGACAATGCCGTCCTGAGCATCGCTAACCCTCTCACGATTCCAGATGACCATTTCTTTCGAGACTGGCTTGTCGAACGCATATTCGTTATGCGGGTAGTCAGCGTGGCAGATAACGATTTTACGTTCAGCGGTAACCAACTCGATGACGAGTGGCAGATCAGCCGCTTTGTGAACCAGAGCCTTAGCCAGCACCTCTTTGTCATAGTCGAGATTGAAGAACCAACCGCCACCATTTACCAGCCAGTGATTGACGTTACCGTACTCTGAAAGGCCATCAACCATCATCTGCTCATGGTTGCCGCGTACAGCCCGGAACCACGACAGAGTAATCAACTCCAGGCACTCTACGTTTTCCGCACCGCGGTCAACAAGGTCACCAACCGAGATCAGCAAATCACGCGCATGGTCGAATGAAACCTTTTCCAGTTCGCTCATCAGTAGCGTGTAGCAGCCATGCAGATCACCGACTACAAAGATATTGCGCCAGTCAGCGCCGTTAATGCGTTGATAGATGCTCATGCGTGTTTTCTCCGTGCCGAGAGACGCAGCCATTTCTGATCCACCAGGCGGGATGTGTAATCTTTGAGAGTGGGTATTTCTGACGGGCTTAGTTCCGGCTTACGCTTGCTGCGAGTCGGTATTTTGTAGATGCCGCCATTCATGACGCGATTGATGAGGTTAGCCATTACGCCTCCTGCTTATCGCGCAACTGCTGGTATTCGCAGCCGTTCGGAATAGTCAGCGCCAAGCCGAACTGTGCGCACCACATTTCAACCTTGACCAGGAAGATATGCATTTCTCCTGTATCGAGGTCGGCGGTGTGGCGTGGTTCCCATGTCGTGGTTTTCTCACCGGTGATGAAGTCGGTGTATGTCACCTCTTCGCTGCCGAGATAGGTCTTTTTGAGGTTGCGCTTAACCCAATCTGGGGTGGCATCAGTGCGACCGGAGGCAATCAGGTACTCACTGATTTCCGTGTACCACATGTGGCTGAGAGCGTTCTGTGAAAGGCTGCGCTTCTCGCGCCACTCCTTAACCATCAGGCGCAGAGGTTTACCTGATTCGAGTTGTTCCTGGAGTAGTTTGCCGACAGCGGAGAAGTTGCCAGCATGCAGTTTGATACCGCACTGAGGGATACTCATACGCCACCTCCTGGAGGTAACGCAGAATGCAAGAAATCGCAGGTGCATTTCTGCATCTGTGACTGGAGGAAATACTTCAGATTTTGTGTGCGCATAAACGTCCCCGTTTAGCGCAACCCCATCGCCGGGTGTTCAGGCCGACGATGGTTAATTATAACATCACTTTTGAAAAGTGATTATCAAGAATCACTGCTCATGCTGCCAGTTGCTCACGATGGATAAGCAGTAACTTCCTCTGGACTCCGCGGTAAAGATCAGGATGTATGCTGTCGCATAGCCATTTGTATTCAAGTGCTATCTCAAGCTTCTTGAAAAACCATGCTTCATGGGCTTCCATCGGATTATCATAGAGACCGAGGAAGAGATATTTCCCTTTACCGTCGTTAGCCCTTGCCATGTACCTTCCATGCTGCTTATTCCAACTTACACCTATTGGTAAATCTCCCCGCTTGCAGTCTCTACCAATGGTGAAGTTATTTATCTCTTTAGGGATGTAGACGCATGTGAATGGCCCATAGAGCAGATTACCTGGAAGAAGAAGGTCCTTATCAAGATGCCATCCTGTTCTATAGCGTGGCTTCCACCACGCATAGAACGAAGAAAACTTGTGCCACTCAGGAACTATTGAGACCTGCTGATATTGCCTATGTGCGTTACGAAATGAATCTCCGTAGCATCGTTGAAGAACGTTAATCCACGCCGCATAAGCTCCATGACGAATGATTTTTCCGTCAATGGTGGATCCGATACAGAAATCAGCATCGTTCTCGGCTACGTTGTAGATCAACTTCTGCCGCTTCTGTTTTCTCGGCATTGATTCGAGAATGACGTCGGTTTCAGGTGAGTGCCAAGGCATCACTTCACCTCCTGCTGCGGTGCTGCTGCAATCACGCTGGCGTGTTTGTTAATGGTCACGATAAGATCCTGCTCGGCCTCATCAAGACAATCACCGATACCACGTCTGTCGCCGTCGAAATCATCGAGGTCTGTGCGAATTCTGGCGACTTTACGGATTGCTGATAACACCTCATCCGGAATCACCGGAGAGTTGCCAGCTTGAGTAGCTGACTCCCTCCCTGCTCTAAATGCAAACTCAGCCATCGTACCAAGCATCTGTTTTGCAGATGTTGTGTAATTATTTTGCTGGTAATTTTCGAGCCAGAATCTGCCAAACCATGAGTAGAAATTGTCATCCTCATCAGCAAATGCTGACTTTAATTCAGGCATATCAGGCCCCTTTCGAATAGCCGAAGCCAACGCTATCGGGTCATCGTATAACCAGTCACCTGTTTGCGGATGATTAGCTTCTGCCAGTTGCGCCGCCCACTCCAGTCCGTCTTTGTGACCTTGCAGATAATCCAGCGGCAACTCATCACGATTACTTACAGGTTCGGCACCCTGAAGCATGGCGGCGCGGAGATTAAAGCGACCTTTACAGACTTCACGTAGCGGCTGAACTAACTCTGCCGACGTCATTGCATCAAGAACAGCAGGATCATCAGGAAGCAGATCATCGCCGGTATTGATAAAATCAAAATCCGCGCCGCATTCAGGGTTTGTGCACTGGATGTGGTGGCAAATGTGGTCGTCATCAGGATCAGCGCTGTTTTCCCCGCACCATTTCACCGGTGAGTTGCAGAACGGACACGGAAGACATCCATTAGCATCCGGTACTACAGGCGCTGGCGTGGCAGTGTAGACTGGCATGGTGCAAGCGTGACTGCGCAATCTCTTGGCTAGGATATGATCCTCAGAGTTCTTTATGTCTGTAGCATTCAAATACGCCACAGGCTCCGCTTCTAGCGATGCCAGCGCGATACGCGCCAGCTCCAGTTCTTCTTCAAGCTCTGCACGGTTTTCAGCGAAAGCGGTCTGTGTAACGGCAAACTCCAGACTCTTAACCTTTTCGCGCGCACGTTCACGTAATTGTTCTCTGGTAATAGTGGTCATGGGTTAGTCCTCAACCTTGCGCGGTGCTCCGCGATATTCTGGTGCCGGAGTGTGCTTAGGTGCGGCAATGACATGCTTCAGGAGTTCTTTCCAGGTTGCCGAGTTATTGCGAAGCCAGCGCCCATCGTTATCGTCAAAGAAGCCTTTAGCGACCGAGTGAGACAATGGCTCGGCGACATCGCACGGAACCGCCACTGTCTGAGCGCCGTTGTTGTAGTATCCGAGGTTAGACATCACATGGCTCTCAGGGTAACGCCCTGCCGTGTGGCACCGGCACCGGTAGCCGCTATCGTCTGCTGCCCACAGCGTAATGTACGGGTCGCCACGCTGGGTGTGTGCAGTGCTCAGAATGAAATATTCACGCTCCATATCACACGCCTGTTTGTCGATGTTGCTCATTGGGCGGCCTCCGGGTTATCTGCTAGTACTAAGCGCCCATCACAAAGCGCCTTGATGATTTCCTGATATTCCCACCCGAAGTACATGCTCTCGACGTAGACCCGCAGAGGAGGGTAATCATGCTGCTTACGGCGAATGAAAGCCTCCGCTGCCTCACGTGTAAGGTGAGCGTTGATGTTCTGCCACTCTTTACGAGTTCCGCAGACAGTGTGGCCGTCAAGGTCAGCCAGTACTTCCCACTGAGCGTCTTCGTCGAGATCGGTAAATGCTGTATCGCACTGGTCAATGCAGAAGGCGTTTAACTCTTCCTGCTGCTGTTCATCCAGATCGTCCCAATACTCTTGCGGGCAGTCCCATTCGCATTCTTCGAAATGGACTATCTTCGATTCGCCGTACTCTTCTGCCAGGCCATAAATGGTTGCCTGCTTCTGAACCATGAAAATTGGGTCAGCTGTGGCATGGCGGTTTACCCCCTCGCCGCGATGGTGATACTTCAAACGTTCAATGAAATCAGCGAAAGTTTCCGGCGTTAATTTCGCTCCGTCTGCGATAGAGTTGCTCATGACTGCACTCCTTTGCGAATCTTGGCGGCGAAGTCACCGCAAATAGTTGCCGCTTCATCAAGGCCGACCTGTTCGTCCTGATAGCAATTAACAATTGCATTGCTAATTTTCAGGCAAACTTCATCTACTGCGGCGGCCCGCACTTCAGCCAGGAAAGCGTCGGTCGCTGGGGTTTTTAGTGCGTCAAATTCTTCCATCGCAGCTTCAAGCGCCGCCTGCTGACATGCGACCTCTGCGCGACCCTGGATGCCCGTGCCTTCACCGTTTAAGTCGTTATGCATCTCATTAAGCTTGTCGCCAAACGCCTTCAGCGACGTATTCTCTGCAGCCAGTTGCACCAGTCGCGCATTTGACGCTTCCATGCCCTTCTTATAGCAGTCGGCGTCAATCTTGCTTTGCTTCAATTCCGCAGCCAGCGCTGCGCGTTTGTCTTCAAGTGCGGCGTAGTCTTTGAAATCAACAAGGCTACCGTTTACATCTTCAAATACCGATGATGGCCCATTTACATCATAACGTGTCACGCTCATACCCCTACCCTCCCGTAAACCATCATCAGGCGCTGATGCGCTTCGCTTTTCATGAACTCCGCCACCACTCCGTTTTTATCCGGGTTGTAGGGCATGAACATCTTCGGATCGTCTTTGTCAGCCGGTGCCTTAGCGATGCCTTTGGCTTGCTGGCCAGCCGCATTTGCCTCGACCGCTCGACGGGAAATAACTTCCCTGCCGCCGTGTTCTAACCAGGTCTGATGGTCGTCTTCGCTGGCGAATACACCGATGCCGGATACGCTACGCAGCATGCCGAGTCTTCTCAGCGCTTTGGCTTCCTCGTAGTAACGGGATCGACCGATACTCAAATCGCGGATCATGTCTGCTACGCTGACAGGCTGATTGGCTTTCACATAACTGACGATGCGTTGTTTTATGCTGTCCATCATGCTGCCCCTTTTGAACGGTAAGAGTCCCAGGTGAATGACAGCGTGCACCCGCCACCATCGCTCATGCGGTCAATGACGCGCTCCCCGATAAATGCGGCCAACTCGTCTTTGGTCTGGTTGCTGATCAGGATGGTCGGCTTCATCCGCTCGTACCGGGTGTTGATGATTTCGAACATGATCAGCTTCTCGGCCTCACTGCCGAACTGGACGCCAACCTCGTCGATGATCAGCAGATCAGCGCGGGTGAAATACGCAATCACATCGTCTTCACAACGCGTTGCTGTTTTCGACCAGGTTGATTTGAAATCACGGGCAATTTTCAGCGCCGTTGTGAAAATAACTGTGCTCTGATACTGTTCAATGACGTGACGGGCGATCGCCAATGCAAGATGGTTTTTCCCGGTTCCAGGTTTACCGCACATCACTAGTCCACCGCCCTGCTTCAGCCGATCAGGCCATTTTGCGGCGTACGCCTGGCAGACACGCAGAGCTTTCTCTGAGTCCTTCCCAACAGGCAGGTAGTTATCCAGCGTGCATGACACAAATCGTTCAGGTATTTCCAGCTTACGCAGCAGCAGATCAACGTTTTGCTGGCGGGTGCGCTCATCCCATCGAATTTTCTCTTCTCTCAGAAATGCAAGCTCATCGCGCAAGCACCCAGGGCAGCGAGTCGGCATGGAAGGAATCTTAATTTTCCCAACCATAGACTGCCGTTTACGCTGTTCGTATTGACCATGTTTTTCGCAGTTCACCATCTCCAGAAATACCTCGCTATGTTCGATATCTGCAGGCGGCTTACTAAGTTCGGCCAGGTGTTTTTCAATCAGTGCAATTTTTTCTTCCAGTTCCATGATCAATCCCTCGCCCATGATGGAATTTCTGTCTGACCGTAGTCTTTGCCAGCGAAGTTTTCCGATACTCGAGGCGGAACACGAGGAGGCTGTTTAGCACCCTTCGGCTCAAACAACCCCTGCCAGCCATTAGCAATGCTCTGGTTGATGATTTCTTCAGGTTGGTATCCGCTGCACTTACAGCGCTCAAGCAGGTTGATGGCCTGGGTAACCGTCAGTTGAGACTTGATCGGTTTTTTCAGGTCACGACGGTAATCGACCCATGACCTCCAGACTGATACTGAAAGCCATTCAGGAAGCTCAACACCAGCCGGATCGAACGAAGCCGGTTTGGGGGATTTAGGGGGGTTATTAATATTGTCTTTATTGTCTTTTGTATGTTTGTCTTTTGTGTTTACCTGATTTGGGTAAGTGTCGTTACCTGATTTGGGTAAACATTTCTTACCTGATTCAGGTAAATTTACCTCTTTCAGGTAAGATTTATTTTTATTGCCTGATTTGGGTAATTTCACCCATTCACTGACCGCTTTGTTAATTCCGACAGATCGCCCGATTTGGGTAAACACTCTGCGCTTAACTAACGTACTTTTCGCGGCAGAGCATTTGTGCGGAAGAATGCCAGTAAGAGCAGATAATTGATCGTTACTTACCCAATCTGTCTTTTTGTTGAAACCATATGTTTTGCGCATTACAGCCATGAAGACCAGCAACTGATGCTGAGACAATCCAGCCAGCATGACAGCCTCCAGTAATTCATTAGCGATGCGCGTAAACCCGTCGTCAAGATCTGCCACGCGCGGCTCCTTAGGTGCCACGTCAGGCACAGGGAAATTGATTACTTCGGCAGTGTTTGCCATAATTGCTCCTGTGAATTGATCCAGTTAATTCCACCTGAAAGTCGGTTCTGTTCGCGCAGACCGGCTTTCGCCCTTTCTGAAGTCTTCACATAACCCCCAGCATTGAAGTGACCATCGTCATCAGTGGGCCTACCTGCTCCGGCATGAGTCTGAACAGCGACGCTATACCCTCGCTTACCTCTTTCAGCTTCTGGTGCTCTGGTGCGTTCAGGAGAACGGCTTGCTTTGCTTCTGAACATTCCTTCATGGCGGATGCAATGAGCGACATCGTGTCGTTCTGCGGCGCCAGGCGGTTGCGGTACTCCAGCGGCAGGACGGACATAATTGCCGGTGCCAGCTGGCGAATGTTGTTGGCGGCGTATTCGGTGTCGCCATCGATCCAGCGAAACACTTTCTGCATCTGGCGATGCGAGTCAGTCGGGATATCCAGACCGGTGCCGCCGGTTGCCCGCCACTCTTCAACAATCAGCGCAGCGACAAATTCACGGCTGCGGCAATCAGCCGACCAGGCGCGAACAGCTGCGCGGATCCCATCGATTTTTAACGCCGCGGAATCAGGTTCCCGGCGATTCTGGTAAATCATCGCCGTTGGCGAAAATTTGTTACCTTGTTGATACGCAAGTGAATGCATTGCTTTCCCTTTCGTGGTTAGGGCCGCCGTTAAGCGGCTGTGTTATTCGCCCCAAGCAGTTGGGCGAGATCTGGACGGATATCTGCTGGTTTGAGCTTGCCGTTGGTTGCAGACACAATTTTCATTACGTAGCGAGCATCGATTCCGCCACCGTGCAACCAGCGCCATACCGTCGGCTGCGCCACGCCGCACAGGTCGGCTAATTTCTTCTGGCTACCAGCGATATCAATGGCGCGCTGGATGGTTTTGTTCGTCATATTCCAATTCCTATGAGTATTGGTGTGAATTGATAATAGCAATGCGTATTGATTTAAGCAATAGCCAAACGTGTTTTGACCATCAATACGCAAGCGTATAAATTTAAACTCATGAAAAAAGAAACTCTTGCAGAACGCCTGAATCAGGCAATGGAACTATCTGGCATGTCTCAGGGCGCTTTAGCTAAAGCGGCTGGCATTGCTCAGCCCACTATCTGGAGGCTGACCAGTGGAAATGCGCGTGGCTCGACTAAAATCGTTGAGATCGCCAATGCGCTTGGCGTTCGAACTGAGTGGCTTTCAACCGGAGTTGGGCCGATGCGTGCAGATGGTCAAATTCCTGAAATTTCGCAGCCAAAAACAGAGCTTGCACCTACTGACACTTTTCGAATTGAAGCGCTAGACTTTTGTGTGAGCGCCGGACCAGGCGCCATCAATAGCGAGTTTGTAGAGGTGCTTAGATCCGTGGAATATTCAGTCGAAGATGCTCGCCGGATGTTCAATGGCAGGAAGGCAGAACAAATAAGGATTATCAACGTCCGCGGCGACAGCATGTCTGGCACTATTGAGCCAGGTGATCTGCTGTTTGTGGATATCAGCGTCCAACACTTTGACGGTGACGGAATCTACGCGTTCATCTACGACGACACATCACACGTTAAACGCCTGCAGAAGATGAAGGATAAGCTGCTGGTCATATCTGACAATAAGACATATCGCCCGTGGGAACCGATCGAAAAAGAAGAGATGAATAAAATCTTCGTGTTCGGCAAGGTGATTGGTAGTATGCCGCAGACATACAGAAAACACGGTTGAAATATATTTAGCTTCATCGTTAGAATCTTTCACAGCAAAGGAAAAACAATGAAAAAATACCTTTTTGCAGTCGCTTTGGCTGTTACTCTTGCAGGCTGCGCATCCTCTGGTAACCAGCAACTGAAGAACGAGACAGAAACTAGCGTTCAGTCAAAAATTCAGGAAGGAAAGACAACAAAGGCTGAAGTTAAATCCTATTTTGGCTCACCAGACGCTGTTTCTTACACTGATGGCGGGAATGAAATCTGGAAATATGCTTTCGCAAAAGTGAAGGTGAACGGGACTACGTTCATCCCCTTCTATGGTCTTTTCCATAACGGAACAAATGGCACCAAGAAAGAGCTTACCATTCTATTCAAAGACGATAAGGTGCAGAAATACACCATGGCCGAATCGGCAATTAATACAAAATCAGGCTGGGCTGATTAATAATCCAATTAGCTTTACCCGGCGATCTGGCCGGGTTTCTTCACCTTAATGCTTTCCTTCCATTCCGCACGATCTCCGCAGCATCTCTGTTAATCCCCTTCCCGATCACGTTACCGGTTTCCTTCCGGTACTGCTCCAGCTTGTCGATTATAGCTTTCTGAGTCACAGGAATGTCTGCCAGGCACAATTCCATCACTGCGCGCCCGGCTGCGTGAGCCATCATGTTTACTCTTTCATCATCCAGTTCCATAAATAACCAGCCTCTTGATGTTTTTATGAGCATACCACGCAACTTTTACAAAAATAAATTACTTTAGCTATCAATGAATTGATACCTTTTGCTATCAATTAATATCAATACGTATTGCTATAAACAATACTCATCGCTATTATCAACTCATCGAAACGAAACATCGACAGCTGAGCGAAGTTAGCCAGCGGCGGACAGCAAGTCGCCTGCTTTTTAACAACATGCTGATTTACAGCGTCAATGACCTGTTAAGACCCCTACACGTAAACGTGCTGTATCACCGGGTGCGATCCGGTCGGTGAGAGAGTATCCCCGCGCGAGAGCGAGAACGGCGTGAGAACGGGCAACACTGGCAGGGAGTTGGCGCTGACCAATACAGGGAATGTTTTGGGATTGGATGAATGCGCAGGCTGATGCGCAGGGTGACGTGACTGACTCCCGAGGATAGCTAAGCAAATAAGTCAGCTCCAGCCGCCTAAAAAGCGCCTTATGCCGGAGATCAGCACCGGCCATCCAATCGCCAAAGCATTTCTCCCGCATCAGCGGGTAACTACAGAGGGTAAGGCGATGGAATGGTTTAAGTGTAGTGAAAGGCAGCCGCTGAAAAATCGACTGCTACTGCTTTTCGTTGATGGTGATTATGAGTTCGGGCAGTTGCGGGAGGATGATTTTTGGATCTACACAAACGGCGCATTCAAGAAGCGCTATGCACCGCAAGAAGTAACGCATTGGGCAATGCTCAATCACCCTGAATGACCCGCTCCGGCGGGTTTTTTATCGGCCATACATAGGCAGATTTTCGAGTCTGCCCATTTATGACAACCGGCGGCCATCCACCGCCAGATATTGCGCAACCCCATTATTAACGTTCCGTTCGCCGCGATAAGGCCAAGAGGATTTATGAGCAATAAAGAATACGAACAGGCGTTTCCAACCCGAGATGATAATTACGACTCCAAATACTCTGGCCCGGGCATGACGCTGCGCGACTACTTCGCGGCTAAGGCTATGGCATCCATTGTGCGTAGATGGGACGGGCATTCGTTTGGTGGAGGCCCGGAATCACCACAATACAAAGAATTAGCCGAAGATGCGTATTACATTGCCGACGCAATGCTCCGCGCCAGGGAGGCATCATGAAAGTCACCCACAACGGCAAGCAGTACACCGCCAAAAAGCTTAACGATAACGAGTGGCAGCTGACGTCGGTATCGAACCCGCGGGAAAAGCTGACACTAAACCGCTGGCACATGAAGCTGGCAGTCCTCCTGATACAGGTTGAGGTGAAGGTATGATCGGAATGCACTACGGCACCGCTTCAGTGCCACGCAGCGAGGTTTTACCGGGCACAATGCTGCAACACCATGGCAAAACTTATCGCGCCTCTGCGAATGTTGAGAAAGGCCTGTACGCCTTCAACATCTTCGAAAAAACCATCATCAAAAGTGATTCTGTCGTTGTGCTCCTGAATGAGCGCGGCGAGCCGATGGTTCACTGATACCAATCACCCTATTCAACCGATCGGCCTGGCTTTCTGCGGGCGGGATCTGCACATCCAAATTTCAGGAGAAACCATGAGCGAAGTAACGGACTTAACTGTCATCGAAATCAAGCCGGAGCAGGCGCCAGTGCTTTACGTAGCGGGTGGACTTAATGGCTTTCTCGAGCAAATCCGCGAACTGGCTAAAGAAGTGCCAGATGTTACCACTAAAAAAGGCCGTGACCGCATTGGCAGCCTGGCGCGCATGGTTGGCTCTAGCAAAACAGCTATTGAGAAGCCTGGTCGTGAATACCTCAAGCGATTGAAAGAGTCGGTTAAGCCCGCTGAAGAGGAATTGCGAGTATTTACCAGAGAGTGCGATGCCATTCGTGACGCAATCCTTAAGCCCCGCGATGAATGGGAAGCCGAGCAGGAACGCATCAAGGCTGAAGAAGCCATGAACGCACTGCATGCCGAAGCGCTGGAAATGAACATCAAGTTCGACCAGGAGTTGGCTGACAAGTTCGAAGCAGACCACGAAATGGCTCTACTGATGAATGATGCGTTTGACCGTGACCGCGAAGAGCAGCGCCGCCTGGAGGAACAGGCGCAACGTGAACGTGATGAAAAGATCCAGCGAGAAGCAGCTGAAAAAGCCACTCGTGATGCTGAAGAAAAAGCCAACCGTGAACGCCAGCAGCACCATGATGCACTTAGTGAGATTAGCGGTATTCAGCAGCAGGTGATCATCGCTCAGTCGGGGCGGTTAGGCGTTCGCCAGGGCGGGACAATCCAGTGCATTAAAGAAACGCTGGCTGAAACTGAGGCGTGGCCTATTGATGAGCGCTTCGGCTCATTGATTGGTGCAGCTGAAAATGCCAAGCAGCAGGCAATTGCGCAGATCAAACAACTCCTAATTAACGCTGAGACTATTCAAAAGCAGCAAGAAGAAAATGACCGCATTCTTCGCGAGGCTGAAGCAAAAGAAAAAAATCGCCTGGCCGAAGAGAAGCGCATCGCCGACGAACAGGCAAAGCGTGAAGCTGACGTGAAGCACCGCAAGACGGTCGGCACCAACATCGTTAACGCGCTTACCAGCAACACCAGCTTAACCCGCGAGCAGGCTATCGAAGTGCTTACCGCTCTGAAAGATGACCAAATCCCATGCGCGAAAATTCATTATTGAGGTGAACAATGATCCCCGTTGATTTAGCAAGAACACCGGAGCTCAGCCGAATAAAACGCAAGTATCACGTTGTTGAAGCTCTGTACTGGCGCAAGGCCGCTAACAAAAGCATGAAGCGTCATTGTATGCGCATGGCTCGTGATGAACGCATCAATCAATGTGACTTTCTCGGCGAGAATCTGCCGTTCTGAGGCGAAGCATGGAACAGAAAAAAGTGTATGCCGCAATCAGCGGCGTAGCCTCTGCGCTTGCAGAGCAAGGTATCAGAAAAGAGAAAAAACAAGGCAGCCAGGTTAACTATGCGTTTCGAGGAATCGACGATATCTACAACGCACTGGCTCCTGAGCTGGTCAAGAATAAGCTTTTGATTCTCCCTCGATATACCGAACGTACATGTGTAGAGCGAACCAGTAAAAGCGGTGGTGCTCTGTTTTATATCACGGTTCGTGGCGATTTCGATTTCGTCAGCACTGAAGATGGCAGCATTCACACTGTCACGACCTACGGCGAAGCGATGGACAGCGGCGATAAGGCAACCAACAAGGCCATGTCGATCGCCTACAAATACGCAGCGTTTCAGGCGTTCTGCATCCCTACCGAAGAAACTGCGATTGATGCTGATGCAGAGGTTCATCACTTAAAACCAGCTGATGCAGACCAGATTCTGACTGAATTTACGCAGTACGCCGGCGCTGAGAACGACAGCAAGAAACTTCAGGAACAGTACGCATCAACATGGCAACGCCTTAACGGATGGCCTGATCACCAGGCAAAATGTAAAGACGTAACCGGAATTCGAATCAGAGAACTAAAACAGGCGGCATAACCGCCTCTCCTATCTAACAACGGGCGGCATCGCCGTTATCGATATGACTCCTGAAAATATCCTCAGCATTCTGCGCAAGGACGTGCGGAACAATATCACCGCGTTCCACAGATGGAAAACTTCAGCAGGCGCACTAAGCCACTCAGAAGGAATCACCCTCAATTACCACGAGCCATATTACGAGGGATGGGCCCCAAACTTAGTGATGCAACAAACATTCATCTCAGGTCCGGCACTGAAAAAAATACAACAACACCTGATCGCTGAGAAGTGGGGAAACGGAACGATTGGCGGCTGTGTATATCGCCTTAAGGAGAACCAATGAGCGAACTTTGGCAACCTTTTGAAAACCTGTTCCTGCATGAGGTTGGGACAAAGATGTCCCGCTCAGAAATAGCAGAAAAGCTTGAGCGTTCCGAATCGGCAATCTCTCGCCAGGCATCACGTATCGGCGCACCACTTATCAGCAGGATGACCGGCAGACGCTGGACTAAAGCCGAGTTATTCCTTCTCAGTCGCTTTACTCCAGAAGAAGTCGCCGCAGCAACCGGGCGTTCCATCTACTCCATACGCAGCAAATTACAGTCTCTGACCAGAGCGTCAGGAGGAAAAGTCATGCCTGAATGGACAGCAGAAGAAATCGCATACCTGTGGCGACACTCAAACGCTGAAGTCGCTGAGATTACCGGCCGCTGCATCGAAGAGGTCGGAGACAAGCGGCTGCAAACCAATATTGAGCGTAATGGCTGGGATGTTAACGATCCGGAGCGTACATCATGAAATACGGAAGCGTGTGCAGCGGTATCGAAGCTGCCAGCAAAGCGTGGGAACCTCTCGGCTGGAATCCTGCCTGGTTCTCTGAAATCGAACCATTCCCATCCGCAGTCCTCGCCCATTACTGGCCGGAAGTAACCAACCTCGGCGACATGACCAAAATCGCCGATGCGGTGCGCGCTGGTGATGTCGAAGCGCCTGATGTTCTGGTCGGCGGTACGCCTTGCCAGGCATTCAGTATCGCAGGCTTGCGTGAAGGCCTGTCAGATGACCGCGGGCAGTTAACCCTCTCTTACGTGGAATTAGCCAATGCAATCGACGCAAAGCGCCGCGAACGCGGTGAGCCAGAATCAATCATCGTCTGGGAAAACGTCCCCGGCGTGCTCAGCAGCAAAGACAATGCCTTCGGGTGCTTTCTGGCGGGACTTGCCGGAGAAAGCAGTGAATTGCAGCCAGCAGGGGGAAAATGGACGCACGCAGGTTGTGTGTCTGGACCAGAAAGGGTTATCGCCTGGCGCGTCCTTGATGCTCAATTTTTCGGAGTGGCCCAACGACGCCGCCGTGTGTTCGTTGTCGCAAGTGCTCGAAAAGGATTCGATCCCGCAGCGGTACTTTTTGAGCTCGACAGCATGCGCCGGGATTCTGCGCCGCGCCGAGAATCGCAACCGGAAATTGCCAGAAATGCTGGAGAACGCTCTAAAGTCGGTAGTCACTGGGATAACCCAGCAAACCCTCACCCAACCCTGAATCAGTCCAACAATATTGGCGGAATCGGTGCCAGTAATCAGGAATTATTCAGCCAGCGAGGTAGCGGAATTATTTCAATGGCTCATGGTCAGGCTGGAGCAGAGATAAAAACCGATAATTCTGCACCAACACTCACATGCAACCATGAGGCCCCAATCATGGCCTATGGATTTAAAGGCGGGCAAGGAGCAAAAGCGGGTGGAATTGGCTTTGCAGAAGAACAAGCTCCGACTTTAACCAGCGCCAGCAGCGGTACTAATTTAGCACCTACTATTTGTATTCAGCACGCTTCTATTGGCCGTCACGATGCCGCTGGTCCGCAGGGGAAAGGTTATCAGGAAGACGTGGCTTTCACTCAGGATTCGCGCTCATCCGCTGACGTCGTTCAATACGGTATGCAGGTCCGCCGCCTTACTCCAGTCGAATGCGAGCGCCTTCAGGGATTCCCTGACGATCACACCTTGATTGCGTGGCGTGGCAAAGACGCAGCTGAATGCCCGGATGGCCCGCGCTATAAAGCGATCGGCAACTCTATGGCTGTGCCGGTAATGCGCTGGATTGGTGAGCGTATAGCTTCTGCTCTGCCAGCCGAGAAGCTGAATAGTGATTATGGCGGTAGTAAAACACCGCTTGACCAGCGTGACCTCTGGCGTACTCCACCAGCCCTATTTGCTTCCCTTGATGCTGAGTTTTGCTTTCAACTTGATGCCGCCGCGGCGCCGCATAATGCGCTATGCCGGAAGTTTATCACCGCCGAGCAGAACACGCTGGAAACACCATGGGTTGATTACCTGAGCATACCGGGCTACGTCTGGCTTAACCCGCCATACAGCGACATCATGCCGTTCGTGAAGAAGGCTGCCGCCGAGAGCGCCAATCAGATCGGCACGGTCATGCTGGTTCCGGCAGACACTTCGGTTGGATGGTTCAAGGAAACTATCCAGACCGCCAGCGAGGTTCGCTTAATCACCGCCGGGCGATTGGCATTTATCAACCCGGTCACCGGTAAGCCAGTATCGGGAAATAACAAAGGGTCGATGCTCATAATCTGGCGACCGTACCCGCGTACACACTGCCACTTCGCAACTGTGGATCGGGACGAGCTGATGGCTTTCGGGGCGAAACTTCTCGCCCGCCGGGAGGCCGCATGACGCCAGAAACAGACAACGCCATCCGCGCCGCCTGCCGCCGCTGCACCGAGGAAATCCAGCAGGCCATGCGCAAGAAACCAAAGCCTAACTGGAACGAAACGGTTCCTCCCATCATCAATAAGCATCACAAGAAAATTGAAGCTCTGGGAGTTAGCCTCCTGGAGTTCGTCGTATACACAGGGCGGCTTAATCGCCGCTTCGGAGTGGAATCGTGAAAGTTTATATTGCCGGGCCGATGAGCGGCCTACCTAATTTTAACCGTGCCGCTTTTAACCATGCGCATTTTCATCTCTGGTCGAAAGGCCATATTGTTCTGAATCCCGCCCGTCTACCAGATGGATTAACCCAGGCCGAGTACATGGACATCTGCCTGTCTATGCTTCGCTGTGCTGATGCTATCTACATGCTTGAAGGCTGGGAGCACTCCGCTGGTGCCCGAGCGGAGAATGCCCTGGCCGAGAAGCTGGAAATGGAAATTATCTTCCAAGAAGAGGAGAGTGCGGCATGAACAGAGCCTCACCCGTTGATTTGAGGAAGAGCCTCGAAATCGCCAACAACCTCGCACACATCGGGATTCGCTTTGTGCCGATCCCAGTTGCTACCGAGGAAGAGTTCCAGACGCTGGCCGCCGAGCTATCTCGACGGCTTGAGCAGATGGCAGTCGAAGCCGAGAAGAATGAAGGCGGTGCCGCATGAAGGCACTAATCACCCAGGAGCTTAAGGCTCCTTTTTTATTGCTGGCGTTCACCTTCAACCGAATTAACCGACAGTTCGCGGAGTGACTATGGAAGATTTTAAAGGCACTAAAGGTAATTGGTCATATAGCAAAGAGACCGGAACAATTCGCGGTGATGGTGGCCTTCTCGCTGAATTACTGATTAATGGTTCCGAAGACCATAACGGCACGCTCATGGCTGCCGCTCCTGAATTGCTGGAAGCGCTGCAATTATCACTTACCGCCATGAATGAAATGGGTGACATCCTCAATTTTCACGACATGGCAGATGCAGACTCAGTAGAGAAGCTCACTCCAGCATTTGAAATGGCTAGAACTGCTATCAACAAAGCCCTCGGTAAGGAGTAACTATGCCGGACATCATCGACACAGCAGCTGAGATTGAAGAGCTTCAGCGTAACGCTGCCCTTTCCGTTCACCTGCTCAACCGCAACACCGTATCAGCTGAGCGTTGCGCCGAGTGCGGCGAGGATATCCCGGAGCCGCGGCGTGCTGCCGTTCCCGGCTGTCAAACATGCGCTGAGTGCCAGGGTGTTATCGAATTGAGGAATAAGCAGAGGGGGATCCAGTGAAAGAGCGCGGAATGATTTTTAACGGCGAGATGGTGCGCGCCATCCTCGACGGCCGGAAGACGCAGACGCGGCGCATCATGAAAAACCAGCCTGCCGGAGATTACCCCGACACCCCAGCCCTAATCAGAAGCGTGGACGGTGGTTTTCAGTGGTACGGACATTACGGAGAAAGCAGCATTTTCAATTGCCCTTTCGGTGCCGTCGGCGATCGCATCTGGGTGCGGGAGACGTGGGCAGAGGCTGGGGCCAGCGCGCCGGATCTGAAACTTTATCGCGCGAATTACCCTGAGCACGTTCCAACTCATTACGAAAATGTGCCGCCAGCCTCAGATATTCGCTGGACGCCTTCAATTCACATGCCGCGCTGGGCCAGTCGCATCACTCTGGAAATTACCGGCGTGCGGGTTGAGCGGTTGAATAGTATCAGCCAGGAAGATGCGCAGGCTGAAGGCATGGAACTTACCGGATGGCGGCCAACATATTCTGACCCAGATAGCGGCGGGGAAGTCTGGACTCCATATGACAACTTTGCGCAGCTGTGGGAATCAATCTACGGCGAAGGAAGCTGGCATGCCAACCCATGGGTCTGGGTAATCAAATTTAAGGTGGTGCCCAATGTTCAGGATAATCCAGCCTAATACCTGGTACGCCGATCCCCACGGCGCGCCCTGCAAAATCCTCCGCGCTACCCGCGAAGTCATCCACTACATCCGTAACGGTCGAACCTGCATCGCCAGCATGGGCCGCTTTCAGCACGAATTCGAGCCGCTGACCAAAGCACACGCCGAGCGGGTCGCCGAAGAAATCGAAACAGCAGAACACCTGAAGAAGCTGCGCGCCCAGCGTGCGGCATGAGGAGGAATGATGCGCATTGAAGAGTTACCGAAGCTACCGAAGCTTTTCCGCGTTATCGAGGTTGATCTGGATGTGCTACGCAATGGCATTGGTTCAGGTTGGGGAGTGATTTTCGACCAGGACGCCATAGTTAAGCGAAAGGTCCGCCGAGTGAAGCATGACGGCGGTTGGAAATGGCAACTGGTTCGGGAATGGCACGATCAGGAGTTGTGGGATTACTGCTTCGAACAGGACCGGGAATGCCTAGAGCACCTCAATTATGACCTTGGGCTTATTGCGTTGACGCAACTGATAGCCAGTTATGATCTTGCTATTGGGTGCGAAAGCACCACCTCGTGATCCCTTTTGCCCGGCCCCTCGCCGGGTTCTTTTTTGCCTGGAGACACCCATGAGCGAAATGACCTTAATCGTTCCCAACGACTGGGTAACAGAAGAAAAGCTCGTCGAGATTACCGGCCTTCGCCCGGGCACTATCGAGCGGGCCCGAAAAAAATGCTGGATGGTAGGAAGGGAATACCTTCACGTCTCACCGGACGGCGTGCCGAAGAAAAACAGCGAATGCATGTACAACCGAAAGGCTGTCGACCAGTGGGTTGAGAGCATGTCAAAGAAACAGCCGGGTGCGCGCCAATGAAGATCAGTTTATGCTTAGCGGGCTCTTGGACGTCAGGAGGGAATAATGGCTAAGTCAGCATACCCAACAGGCGTGGAAAACCATGGCGGGACGCTCCGCATATGGTTCATCTATAAAGGCAGCCGGGTGCGTGAAAGCCTCGGCGTGCCGGATACACCAAAAAACAGAAAGGTCGCTGGCGAGCTGCGCGCGTCGGTGTGCTTTTCGATTAAGACCGGCAACTTCAACTATGCAGCGCAATTCCCAGACTCGCCTAACCTGAAAAGGTTTGGGGTGGAGAGCAAGGAAATCACCGTGCTGGAGCTGGCTAACAAGTGGCTTGAACTGAAACGCATGGAGATCAGCACCAACGCGATGTCGCGCTATTCATCGATAGCACGCAACATGGTGCAGAGAATTGGCGGTGATAAGTTGGTATCTGCGGTGACACAGGAAGACCTGCTGTTTATCAGGAAGGAGTTGTTAACCGGTTATCACGTATTGAAGACAGGACAGAAGACACCAGTAAAAGGCCGGTCTGTCAGAACTGTCAACAATTACATGAGAACGATGTCAGGCATGTTTAACTTCGCAGCGGACAGTGGTTATGTGAAGGCGAATCCGTTTAACGGTATTTCCATGCTTAAACGGTCACGTACTGAACCTGACCCGTTAACGCGAGAAGAGTTCATCCGGATGATTAATGCATGCACCCACCAGCAGCTGAAAAACATGTGGTCGCTGGCAGTGTACACAGGGGTGAGGCATGGAGAGCTGGTATCGCTAGCCTGGGAAGATATCGACCTTAAAGCAGGAACTATGATCATCCGCCGTAACCATACTTTGACGAAGGAGTTTACCCTTCCTAAAACTGAGGCCGGAACGGACCGCATCATAAACCTTATTCAGCCAGCCATTGATGTGCTAAAGAACCAAGCTGAAATGACCAGACTTGGCAAGCAATATCAGGTTGAGGTGAAATTGCGTGAATACGGTCGTACTGATGTGCATCCATGCACGTTCGTGTTCAACCCGCAGATCGTATCGCGAAATGGCCGTGCAGGGCATCATTACGCAGTGGGGTCGATCAATCAGTCGTGGGAGGCAGCAATGCGACGCGCCGGGATTCGCTATCGCAGAGCATACCAGTCCAGACACACGTATGCATGCTGGTCGTTGGCTGCCGGTGCCAACCCAAACTTCATCGCGAAGCAAATGGGCCACACCGACGCGCAAATGGTTTACCGGGTATATGGATCCTGGATGGCTGAAAATAACCAGGACCAGGTACTCATCCTCAACCAAAAATTGAGTGAGTTTGCCCCATCCATGCCCCACGCCGTGGGATCGGATGATTATTAA